TATCCGATGTCACATTTTAGTATAAATATAAATAAATAAGCGAGTTGGAATTTAACGACATTGCAGAGTTTCAGGCGTTAGGCTCTCGTTCTCTCCGCAATTTCGCTTGATTTTCAAGCAATTACGAAAAACGTACACGAAACAGTACACGAAAAGACCCCGAAAGTCACATCTCCGGGGTCTTTTTTTGCGTGTGAGTAAGCACTCACATAAAAAGAAAATCGCCCGACAAGCTGCCGGGCGAATTATCATTGTTCCCCTTTCGGGGCTTTCGCAACAATGATGTTGCAAAGTTACGAATTTTTTTCAAAAGATGCGGCGCAACCCTGATAAAATTCGTTTTATCCAATTTATAATCGGAACACGTTTCAGGTAAAGAAGCACCACAACGCCGACGGCGGCAAGATAGAAGTAATATCGCCACCGCTTGGGGTCGGGCGCGGGTTGTTCGACACGTTGGTTGTTTTCTTCGGCGACCGATACATTTGCATTGCATTTGGATTCCTCTTGCTTTTCGGATTCCTTGCTTTCGCCTTTGGTTTCATTGTCGGATTCAAAAACGGTTTGCCGAATAGACTTGATGTTGCCGGACACCTGACCGAAGCCGGGAATGTTAACGGTTGCGGCGGGTGTTTGTGTCGTGGCGGGCTTATCCGATGCCGACGTGTCGGGCGATGCCCTTGCGTCCGGCTTGTCAGTCGCCGGGCTTGGGGCGGGCGCGGTGTCAAAGATGATTTCCGTTATCACGACTTTGCCGTGTTCCGTCCGGGTCGTGTCAACGACCTTTTCTGATTCATGCCTTGCCGTTTCCTTGACGCTTATTGAATCGACCAAAACGGATGCGGTCGTTTCCTGAATCTTGCGGGTCGATGCGCACGACGCAAGCATCAGGGCAACGACAATGAAGAAGAACACACGTTTCATGGGCGGAATTGTTTAATCGCTTCAAGGCGGTTCAACCATCCCTTGATGAAGCGTTTGTTGGTGTGCTTCTTCAATTCGGCTTCCGTCGCCTTTCGACCGATTTTGCGTTCATACCTTGCGATGGATTGGTTGGTGATGTCGTGCAAGAACTTCTTGCGGGCTTCAAAGATAGCGTCGAAAAGCTGCCGGGGGTCGGCGGCATTGACGGCGGCAAGGGTCTTTTCGCCCACGATGCCATCCGGCACGACACCCAAAAGGCGTTGCGGAATGACAATGCCGTGCTTGCCTGACCCCCACACCCAATCGACAAGGATGTTTGCGACACCTTGCGACTTGATGCGGTCGCCTTTCCACCTATCCCAATAATGCGGTTTTAACACGCGATTGCGCACGTCGGCATCGGTCAGTAACTTCAAATCGTCAACGTCAATGTCGCCGTCGCCGTCTTTGTCATAACCGACTTGTCGCCATGTTGCGATTGTCACGCCTTTATTTGTCGCGCCCCCGGCATCGGCGGGGTCGTTGACAAAACCACCCTCAAATTTGAGGATGTAAGGCAATAAGGAATCAACATTTGCCATGTGGTTAAATGATTGGGGTTAATTACTTGACACCGGGCGGGTGTCGTTTTCTTTGTTTCTTTCGGGGTGCTTCAATTCGTGCAAGTCGATGTCAAAATGCCTTTCGGTCTTGTCAACCATGATTCGTTGTGCGACTTCCGCCCAACGCGCATCGTTGCAAGATGATTCGTTTTCAAGCATTGACCATATTTGCCAAAAACACACCGTTCCGGCAACGATGTTGGGCAACATCATCGCTATTTCGGGGAAAATGATTGTGTCAATCATAAAAGCAAGCACGGTCACGGCATAGACTTTCACAAGGGTAACAAATACCCGTCCGGCATAATGGCTTTTGAACTTGCCATCGTTAGCACCGGGAAACTTCTTCTTGACGCGGCGCGACAATGCCCATGCCGTGTAACAATCAAGCAACACGGCGATGGTGCAAACGATGATGAACGGGAAAGTCGGGCGCAAGAATCCAATCAACGCGCCGATTGCTCCCATCAGGTATTTGCCGACCGCTGAAAAAATCGGATGGAGTTCGTTTGTCATGTTTAGGTGAAGTTGAAACACTTGCCGACCTTGACAATGGTTGTGTCTATCGGATAAAGTTCAATGGGCGGTTCATTCACGGCGCGTTTGCCGTTCATTTCCTGAACCTTTGCTTCTGCATCTTGGATTCCTTGAATAAGTATGTCCGACCCGGTGAAGCAACATCGCCTTTCGCCGTCGGGTGTGCCGTCAGGCTTCTTCACAAAGAAGTCGCCGTTTGCGTCGGCACAATCGTTGAACGTCGCAAGAACGACTTGCATTTGCAGTCGCATTCCCGAATTGTTCTTGCCCGTGAACTTTGACTTTGAAATCTTTGTTTTCTCAATCAAGATGCGCTTGCCGAACAATTCTTCAATCTCGATTCCTTTTCCGATGATTGCCCCGGATTCAATTCCGAGGTCGCCAAACCTTGCCATTGTTAGTAAGTGTTAGTTAGAAGTTAGTTGTTCAGGACTTCGACCAATGCCGCGTCGATTTCTTCGGTCAGGGTTAAGAAGTCCTTATATTTCTGCACGGCGGTTTCATCGACCTTGATTCCCAACGTGTGCTTGTTGTAGGAGTTTACAAGGTCAAATTCGGCGGTTTCGTCCACGATGGAACGGATGATTGCCTTTTTCAAGTTCGCTTTGGTCGGGGCTGCAAATGTCCTGACTTCATAGCAAGACCACCCGGTTTGCACTTCCTCCGCGTCGGCGGACTGATTGGCGATGTCACCGCCGGGAATGCCCATTTCGGGCGCGACGTTAAGACGCACGATGCAAGAACCGTCGTTGTCCTTTTCAAGCATCTTCGGTTTTCCGTGCGTCATGTCGTAATGCGCATTTGGCGCGATTGAAACTAATTTCATACGGCATTGATGTTTTTAGTTTGTTAAAAAGATTTCGTGAATTGCAGTATTTACACCAGCCCCACCAACTGCAAATTTGTTGGCGATACGCTTCTTTGGGCAAAGGCTTCTTCCGTTTGTTAAGACGTGCCACCCGGCGGCACAACCTTTGCTTGATTGACTTGCGCAATCGCGTGTGGGTGTGATAAAAGACATAACCCAAGAAGTCAATTCCCCGCGCATCGACGGGGAACACCTGATAATTCCTTTTGACCGTCAGTTTCAACCCGGCAAGATAAGCCCGGATTTCGTGCAATAGTTCGTGCAAGGAATCCTTGTCACCCGCAAGAATGACAATATCATCGGCATATCGGAAATAATATTTCACACGCTTTTTCTCTTTCAACCAATGGTCGAAGTAAGCCAACATCAGGTTTGCGAAATATTGCGAAAGGTAATTGCCAATCGGCACACCGTTTCCATCAATCGCAACAACCTTTCCGTTGACCTGAACGAAATTGCGGATGCTCAAACCGGGATTGTCGGTTGAATCAATGATTTCATCAAGAAGTGCAAGCAATCGTGCGTCCTTGATTTTGCGACGCACTATGCCTTTCAACACTTCATGGTTAATTGACGGATAGAACTTGCGGATGTCTATTTTCAGGCAATACCGTGTGCCGTCCTTATCCTCTTTCAATGCCCGGCGCACGTTCTTTGCGCAAGCATGAATCCCGCGATTCTTGATGCAAGAATAAGTGTCCTTTGTGAACACCGACACCCAAATGGGTTCAAGCACGTTCATAATCGCATGGTGCAAGATTCGGTCGGGGAAATACGGCAAGCGGTATATTAGACGCTCTTTGGGTTCATATATAGTGAAAACATGATAAGGGGATGTCTTGAAAGTTCCGTTCTTTAATTGCTCGTGCAACGCAAGGATGTTCGCTTCACGGTTTTTGTCGTGCATCTGAACACCATAAGTCCGCGACTTTCCGCGCCTTGCCTTTTCATCGGCAAGACGTAAATTGTCAAGGCTTATGACCTTTTCAAAAAGATTGTTCAAACGCTTCATCCTTGCTTGAATAATTGGCTTCTTCGGTTTCCCTACCAAAGCCGTTCAACGTGGTTTATTTTTTGCCGTGGGTCGCCCCACTCATACACCCCCGGAACGGGATGTTTTTGTGGCAAGGTTTCAGGTGATGCAATATTTTTACAAGCATTGCTGAGAACCGATATTCGCATTCGTATTCGACGGCGCATTATTCGTATTCGCATACACGAAGCCTGCATTCGCACCATTATTCGCATTACCGCTGAACAAAACGCCGCGACACCTGACAACCCATTTTCTTTCATTTCAAGATTCCGTTAAAATGCTTTCGGGTAACGATTTCCGCTTACGCGGCGGTGTCGATTGGGTAAAAGCAAAGCCGAGAACCGAAATACGCACTCGCATACGACGGCGCATCATTCGTATACGCATACACGAAGCCCGCAAACGCACCATTACCCGCAGCACCGCCGAACAAAACGCCGCGTGTGGCTGAACCACTTGCCGGAATGTTCGTATAAAAGTAGTCGCAAAAATACGACGTTGTGCCACCACCGACCGCAAGGGGCATGATTTCGCCGTGTTCGCCGAGAATCAGGGCTTTAACATACCCCTCTTTACGGGGCAAGTTGCCGCGTAACTGATAGCCCGACCCGATGGTGCTTGCAAATTCGGCGGGATTGTCGCACACGAAAAATTCCGATAATCCCCCGGCGGCATCGGACTGAATGTTGCAAAGGCAACCATCCGTCCATTTCCATATATGACCGAAAGGATTTGTCACGCCGCGATAAGACGGAACGGCGACGGTCAGGGTTGCGCCGTACCCGGCGGGCAACGCATAATCGACAACCCCGGTGTGATTGCCCAACGAAAGGGTGTGACCGCAAGGGATGAACGGATTATAACCGCACCATGTGTTCCACTTGCCGCCGTCAAGGGTCGTGACACCCGCGCCAAGTCCGCCTTGACGGAATCCGTCGGCGGTCAATGCGGCGTTGTAAGCTGCTTGCGAATTGAAATTGCAATATTCAATCGCAAAGAACCACCACAACTTGCGGTGTGTCTGATATAGGTTGCAGTTCCACGACACCGACCCACGGGCGCGGGCGTATGCGCGGAAATTGGTCAGGCTGATAGACGTTGCCGGGCGACCTAACAAAGTGTGGTCGGTCGAATCATACGACGCATTGTTGTTGCCGCCGCGATAGTCTGCATCGGTGTTGACCACCGCGCAAAGTTTGTTTGTTGACCGCTGAACACACGCTTCATCGGCGGAAACATAGTCTTTGCGCCATTTGATGAAACCCGGCAACGGTCGGTCGGACATCAGGGCGCGGCACTTGTTGCCGTCCATTTCAAAGCGCATATATGCGTCGGGCAACTCGACCATGAATTGACCGTCCGCCCCGGTCAGGTTTGCCGCCGCCCCGTTGTCGCGTTTTGAAGAATCGTTTGCGTGTAAGTAGTAATTGACCGTTCCATTGTCGCGTAAAACGCAACGGCGCATAAGTGACTGAACGGGCAAGGACTGATGAAGTTCGTTCTTGCCGATACGGGTTGGAATGGGATTTGAAACGGTCTTATCCCATTCGATGCCGTAATAATAGTCATAAGCGAATGCGGGCTTTGTGTTGCCCGTGCCGATTAAAAGACCCATATTAGAAGCCCCATTTTAAGTTAGTATTCGCCAACGACGTTGGCATTATCTTTTTCACGATTTCGGGATTCCACCCGCAATCAAATTGCGTTGTGACGGAATCGCCGTCAGGCATCCCGGCAAGCTGCACCGATAGAGTGACCGGGGCGTTGCCGTCGTTCTTGATGTTGAAGCACTGACCGTCCGGCAAGGAAAAGCCGGAATCCGTCAGGGCAACAACACCCATTTTGCCGATTTGGGCGGAAACTTGTTCGCCCGACCTTGTTGTGTCCATGTCGTAATTCGATTTGATGTTTGCAAAATTACTTCAATATGTCTTACTATAAAACACGGTTGAATAAATAAAGCATAACTTCACGCGATAAGGGCTTCAAGGCGGTTGATTTCATCGCGGATTGATTGCCTTTCCCGGTGCAATTCCGCGATGTCATAAGGCAATGAATCACCGACCAAAGATGCTTCATAACACTTTGTTACCTTGTAGTCCGAATCTGCAAGTCCGGCTTTTAGTTCGTCGATGCGGGCTTGTGTCGCCACGGGGTCAACCTTGATTTCCCACGACTGCACGACACATCCATCAACGACGGCGAATGAATCAACCGCGACAAACCCGGTTTCCGTTTGCGGTTGTTCGGTCGGCACAAAATTGAGAAACCCGGCATCCCGAAGTTGTGCCATTCTTTCGCCAAGCGACGGCGGACAAAAGCGAATGTCCGCCGTGCCATCAGGCAATATTTTTGCTAATTCCATGATTGTTAATTATATCGGTTAATGATTGTCCACCGTCCGGCATAGTAACGGAACATGATTGAATCACCCTTTGCCATGTCGATTGTCGAAACCGTTTCGCCATTCTGATTATACATTTGCCCCCCGGTTTGCGAAGTAAGAACAACGGTATTTGACATGAACGGGTCACACACGATTTCCAAGTCAAATTGAATTGCGGCATTATCGGTCATTCGGTCAACCGTTGTTTTTGTCGGTAACTTCACACTCATTCGTCGTGACGTGCAAGATGTGAAATAATATTTGTGAGTTTGACCAATCCATAATTCGATAATGTCAGTATAAACGCTACCAATGTAACCTTTTTCAAACATTGCGACCTTACCGACATTGAATTGATTTCCGAACACCGAAAGTGACTTCGGGCGATACCAATATTCATTTTGTTCATCGGCGGTCGTTTTGTGTTTGTGGTGAACTTCAAGTGCCGTTCCCATGTCACCCGTCAGTTCAAACAATCCGCAATAAGGATAGCCAAGTGAACCAAGGCAACCGACAAGAACCCTTTGGTCGCCGTTATAGAATCGAATGAAATCACGCAACAATGCCAATCCGTGCGTCGTGTCTTGCTCCGACGATGAACCATAACCGATTCGCCCGGTTGAAATATTGAACCCGCCGATTGAGCCGGAAAGGGCATTTATAACACCCTCGACCGTTGCTTTGGTCATTACCACCGACCCGTCTTGCATTACTCGATAAGGCGCGGTTGCTCGGTTTTCAAAGGATGCGCCCGCCCAAAAGCGGATTGATGATGCCGTCGTGCCTTGCCCGGTGATGCCCGCAAGGATGCTTTGATTGTCGCCCGCAACCTGAATTGTGCCGGACGTAACAATGCCGCCGTCAATGGTTGTTTTGGTGTTGTCGTAATATACGGCAACGACCCAATCGTTGGCATTGTAGGATTGCCCGGCGGCTTTCGCGGTGATACAACGGCGCAACTCTTTCCCGTCAACCCATAAGTCGCCGATGTCATAAGGGGGATAAGGGGTTGAAACAAAGACTTGACGTTTGCCGTCGGCGGTGTCTTGCGCCTTTGACGCTGCTTCATAAGCGGCAATGGCTTTTGCATCCTGAACAAGCGTCCACCCGTAGATTGGTGTTCTTACCCCGGTTTGTGGATGTGTGAAGTATGCGACAACACCGTAATACTTCAATTCGTGCGCCGTCGGCTTATACCACATATCGCCGGAATGTCGTTCTTTCAGTGCGGCGGTTGTCCACAATGTCGCCGGGTCGGATTCCTGAAACCATGTTTCAATCTTGCCGTCAATCTGATTTGTAAGATTGTTGATGGTATCATTATAATTGCCGTTGATAAAGTTATTCAACGCGGAATCATCGGTGTATTTTGAAGCCTTTTCCCAATCGCTTGAAGAAAATGCGCCGGATGCGCGGGCGGTCTTGCATCGGTAAATGTCGCCGCTTGCGCCCTGAACCCAAAGGTCGCCGACCGAATAAGGGGGATAAGGCGTTGACACGAAAATGCGGGCTTTGGAGTTCGCCGCGTCAAGGGCATCTTGCGCCAATGACAAGGCTTGCGCCAATTCCGTATCTTCCAATTCTTTCCAATAGTAATAATCAGTCATTGACAACGCCGCGCCCGGACGCGGGCGCACTTTGCCTTTGACATATCGCCAAACTTTGCCCGATTCGGTGTTATAAAACAAGTCGCCCAAGTGCTTTTCCCGTTCAGTGACACCACCGCTTGCGGCATCAGCTTCAACCCATCCTTTTGCGGGTTCATTCGCCGTCGCGGTCGGGGCGGTGCTGTCCGGGGTCGGGTCAACCTCATAGAACCATTGTTCAATCACACCATCAAGTTGCGATTGAAGCCCCGAAAGAAGCCCCGGCAAGGTGTTGTTGATGAAATCCTTGCTTTCAAGGGCTTCTTGCCCCAATTCTTCAAGGGTCTTTTCTTCTCCGTTGGAGTTGAACACGATGCGACCGCCGATTTCGGAATTGTCCAAATCGAAGTATGTTTCACCGTCGGCGGATTCGATGCGCCCGGTCTTGATGAACCGCCCGTTTATCATGGTGAATCCATAAGTCAGGGCGACGGAACGTGCCTTGATGTCAGGGTCAACGGAATTGATAACACCTATCCAAAACCAATAATAATTGGCATCCTCGTTGACCTTGTGTTGTGCGGTCGTGATTTGAATTGTGCCGTCTTGTCCGGCTTTGTTGCACCGGGCATAAATATAAAATGCTTGGGTGTCGGGGGTAAGGGTGATTTGACCGTCTGCAAGCACCCACGACACCGCCGATTCCTCGTTGATGGTGTAATGGGTCAGCACACCGCCTTTCCACCTGAAAATGCGCGGATTTCCGTTATAATTCGGCTCAAACACCGTGTTTGTCAACCCGAATTGCATTGATTTCGCGCCGACGGATAATGCAAGCGTATCAATCGAATTGGGCTTGATTTTGTCGGTGTAATAATCACCCTCCGGGTCGAAAACCATGTCAAGGACTTCACGACTTGACCGCCAATTTGCGCGGGCGCGGGCGGGGTCTTTAAGATTGTTGATTTCCAAAATCTTGTCAATGTCGATGATGTCGGAAATCACCCGGTTGGTGATGGTCGTTGTCACCGTGTCCGATATGGTCAAGTTATATTCGTAAGGGTCAAGGATGTTGCGCGTGATTGCCTTGATGCGAATTGCCTTGTCCACGTCAATGTCAGGGTCTTTAATAGGCACATAATCCCCCGGCACAAAGACGTTGACAATCCCGGCTTCCGTCGCAAAGTTCTTTTCGATGTAAGCCTTTGTGACGCTGACCGAATATTGCACTTTGGGTTGCGCGTTTTGGTCGTAATACTTTGTTCCGGCTTCCAAAAGTTCGGCTTCCGCCGCGCTTATCAGCTCCGGCGGCAAAGTGATGTCCACAATCTTATATTCATTTCCCGTGGCAAACTGAAACGCCGCCGACGTTTCGGACGGGAACACGTCGCCCCGGTCGTCGGTGAACTTGCGCAAGGTGATTTTGTGCGTCGCGTGGTCATACTTGGCAATTTCAAATTCATATCCGGCAAGATTGCCCGTGTTGAAGTGAACCTTTGCGGCGACCCCATCAAGCAAATATTTGGTCGTTACCCCGTCGGCTTCCTTTGCGTTTAGGTCAAACGAAATGGTCGGGTCGATAAATTCAAGGACGGAATCGCCGACCGACTGAACGTGACCCGTAAATGTCGGCTTGATGTTGTCGAAGTGCTTGCGACCCTCAAAGATGCCATATTTCGCCACCGCTTCGGGCTTCTCAATGTAAGATTGCCCCTTTGTCTTGCCCGGCAAGCAAAGGCGGTCGGCGCGATATTTAGACGTGATATTGGACGCGCTGCCATAGACTTTAAGACGGGTCACGATGTTTGCAGATGAAACATTGTCGCGGCTCATCATGTAAAGCCCTTTGTTTTTGCCAAATTCAAGTGTGAACGGCAAAGTCTGACTTGCCGAAAGGATGTTCAGGACGTAAACCGACCCGTCAACGGCAATATCGAAGAAAAGGGATTCGCCGAATTTGCCCATCAGGGATTGAAGCACCGAAAGGCAATTATCGGATTCGCCGAAAGTCAATGTGACATCGCTTGCGGTTTCAGGGCAAGAACCCAAACGCCATTTGCCGGGGAACACACGGTTTGCATTGGCAATAAGCACCGTCAGGAATCGGTGTAAATCGCCCGTCAGGGAATCGCCTTGAACGTCTTGCAAGTTGTTGTTGGTCGTGTCGATGGTCACGTCATAGGTTGCCCGCAAAAGGTCATATTGCACACCCTCGAATTGCAATGTATATTGAAATTCGTGCATCCCGGTTTTCTTCGGCTTTGACAAGCGGTTAAGGGTGTAATCACGCCCGAAAACGCTTATCTTGTCGCCGATGTCGTAGGTCTGCGGGAACGGTGATTCAACGGTGATGTCAACGGTATCATCGCCGTTCAATGCCCAATTCTGCCGGGCGGACGTGACGGCGGTTGCCGTGCGCCGCGATTGAAGCGGCACACGGTTTCCGTTCCGTTTTGTAATGATTAAATTTTCTCCCATACGACAATCGCGTTGGTTTCAAATTTTGTGATTTCGTCGATGCAACCCGTCACCACGGGGAAATAATCGCCGTTGGCGACGTAATCATGTGTTATCACTTTGTCAGTGCCGGACACGTCATAATCAACCGTGCCGTCGCCCCAATAGATGTTCACATATTTGCGGGTAGTGATGGTGATTGTGCAAGTCTTGGTTGATTCGCCGACGCGGATGTGCTTCAACACACGCTTGACGGGTTCGGGTTCAATCAACTTCAACTTGAATGTGCCGACCATAAGTTGGTCGTTCCATTCTTTGGTGATTTCGATTGCATCCTTGCAATAAACCTCGTAGATAAGGGGTTTGACCGGGTGAACGTCGATGACAAGACGTTGTGTGCCTTGCTTGTCGAATTGGCGTTCAAAGGCGGAAAGTTCTGTGATGAAGTCGATTTTTGAAGCTGCCTTTTTGAAGCAAGACAAGGTGATTTCGCGGGGTTCATAGAACTTGTGCATCAGGTCAACCGCTTCACCGTGGTAATTATCCCATGAAACGGATGCCGGGGTTTTGAGTTTCGGGCGATTCAAGATACCATCCGACCCCGACACAAACACGTTGAATGTCTTGAAGTCGATGCCATCAACAAGATATGCAATAACTTTGACGCTTGCGACTTCATCCATCAGGTCGGTTTGCGAAAGGGCGACATTGAAAATCTTGACATCATCAAGAAGTCCGAATCCGTAGTCACCCGAATAGCAATCTTGGTTCAGGGAAATGCCCGTGGGTGTTCCGGCTTTGCTTACGGACTTGATGCGTGTTGAGTTCACATAGAAGTCGTAAACAGTGCCGTGCTTGACAAGGGCGACGGAAAACCACGACCCCGGCTTTGCTTCAAACGAAAATTCGATGAAGTTTTCAAGCCCGGCAAAGTTGATAAGCCATATCAGGTTCGACGGCGACCCGGCTTCACGCTTTCCGGGCTGAACCCATGCAAGAATTGTGAAGTCCACCCCCAAATTAGGTAAAATGGATTTCGACACCTCGCAAGTATCATCCCCGGCAAAGGAAATTGCATTGCCGTTCTTTCCGGCGACAAAGTGCGCCCCATCCACCACGCCGTCGGCGCGGTTTGGTGAATAGTCGTAAGCGGTTGTCGCTCCGTCCGATTCATCAAAGGGCATTTGAAAGATGCTGTTTTCGGTGTTCATTCTTAATATGTTTTTGAGTTTTTAACCCGGATTTTCACTTGTGCTTCGGCGGATTCTTCAACGATGTTGACCCGTCCGCCGTCGCCATATTTGTTCACACACACTTTTGCCCGGTCGTGCGCGTGGATGTTGACAACTGCATCGTCGAAAACATCAATCATCACAAAGGCATTGTCGGCGGCAAGCACGTTCAATTCCGATTGATGTTTGGCGAATATTTCCGACACGTTGAATGTGTCGGTCTTGATGATGCCGAAAGTTGCCCCAAGACACACGCATTTGGGGCTATTTTCGACGCTGATTTCACAATCGACGAACACACCCATTTGTGGGGCGATGTCGCCGAAATGCGCTTTTATGAAGTCGTTTGCCGGATAATCGTTTTTCAAGCAAAAGTCGATGCCGCGCAAATACATTTCGACCATCGCTTTTCGGTCGTTCAACGACTTCAAGGCGGTGTGCCATTCCTTGCAAATGCCTTTTCGCTTTGCTTCTTTGGCAAGCGTTTTTGAAAGTCCTTTTTCCATTTCTTTTTAAGGCTTTTATTTTATGCCACCAACCCTTGCGACCTCAAAGAATCGCCGCCGTTGGCTTCAAGTATTGTGATGATTTGGTCGATTTTCGCAAGATGCTTGTTGAATGCGGTATTGGCGGCAATCGTGTTGAGGACAAGAAGTTGTTGACGCAAAATGTCCTTGCATTCAAGTTGATTGATGCGCACGGCATTCATTTGCCCGGCGACAAGTGACGCGGTTTCCTCGGAAACACCTTTGACCGCCCCAGTCAAAGACGTGTCGGCATCTTCTTCATCGGTAAGGTCTTTGAACAAGTCCGAATAAATGCCTAACGCCTGATTGAAGTTATTGGCGGCGGCTTGAACCTTTTGTTTGAATGCGGCAATCTCCGCATCGGTCAGTCCGTCGAAAACGAAATCATCGCCGTTCCAATAACCCATCGAATTGGTCAGGTTGTCAAGTGCGCCTTGAAGCTGCTGTTCAAGAAACTTTTTCTTCAACTGATTCACGATGGCATTCTTCAAAACCTCGTTGACGGTATCTTCAAAGGCTTTCGCGGCGGATTCGCCTTTTTCAAAAGCCCCGACAAGATTTTCAGCAAGTGAAGAAGAAAAGTCCTTTGCGTTGGTCTGCACAAGGTCATTGGCGATTTCATCAAGCATATCTTGGATGGAACGGGAAAGTTCGGCAATCTGCTCTTGATATTCCCGGATTTTGCCATCATCGGTGTGCTTCTTGCTCCGTTCATCGTTAATCATGCCGTAAAGATGTGCTTGTTGCTGCTGCATATTACGGATGGCGGCTTTCTGATTTTTGTAAACTTCACCGCCCAAAGCCTTGTTGATTTGCCATTCAAGTTGTTTGTAAGCGTTGGCAAGGATGTCGATTTGTTCCTTGTGCTTCTTGATTGACTTTTCGGCTTTGCGGTCACGGGAATTGAACAAGTCGAATGCCGACGATAAAAGGGAAATCGACCCTTGAATCACGGCAAGGGGGTTGCCGGACGCAATGCCCTCGGCGGCTTGTGACGCTCCCGAAAGAATGCCGCCGATGTCGCCAAGAATCGCGGACGTTTCTTCATCCATCGCAATGCCCATCTTTTCCATGCCCTGAACGACCGAATCGAATGTACCGGAAACAAGGCTCAAAGTTGAGCCGACATTAGAAAACACATCTTTCAACGCATCTTTCATCATGTCGCCCGCCGACTTGCCGGATTCTACCTTGCGAATAAGTGCGTCGATAACTTGCATCGAATTGCCGACTTCAACGCCCATGTCGATTTTGCCTTGCAATTCACGCTTCTTGCCTTTCAGGTAGTCAAGATATGTGCCGCCCTGCGAAAGAAGCCCAGCAAAGGCATCTTGCGACCCTTGCACAAGGTCTTTATTGCCAGACTGAATCCACCTTTGATAAAGTTTATATTCATCTTCTTTGGCTTTGAGTTCCGCCAAGAACGGGTCATTGTCATTCGACAATAACTTGTTGTCGGACATTTGACGGCGCAATTCCGAAAAGGCGTTGGAAAGTGCCTTGAACGGGTTGCGCTTCTCGATTTCGCCACGCGCTTTTTCAAGTTGCTCATTGATGGCTTGCAAGTCGGCGGGGTTGAAGTCGCCGGAAAACTGAATCTTTTGTTCCTCGATGTTCTTAATAAGACGCTCGATTGTGGATGTGGTCAAGCCCTCTAAATTGCCGAAAAGAAGTTGCCAATCGGCGGATTGGGTCAATATCTCATTCGACAACTTGGAAAGTTCTTCTTGCTCTGCATTTGCGATGCGGGCAAGCATCTCTTGGTCGCCATGTTCACGGGCAAGGCGGCGTTCTTCATCATACTTTTTGGCGATGTCGGCGCGTTTCTGCTCATACCCTGTGTATTGTTCAACCAATCTATCATAATCGGCATCGCCCGTTCCCTCGGTGTCCTTTGTGTATTGACGGCGACGGTTGGCAATAGCGGCATCAATGCTTGCGCGGTCTGCATCCGTTGTGGCGGCATTGCGGGCGCGTGTAAGCATTTCAATGTCCTTGTTGAATTGTTCTTCAATCGCCCGGCGTTTGTCGGTGTAAGACGCATATTCTTCAAGTAATGCTTCGGTCTGCTCCTTTGCCTGCTTGCGGGCATCCTTTTCGGCATCATCCAAGATTTCCTTTTTGCCCGTGTCAAGTTCCGTGCCGTCGTTGGCAAGTTCTTGGCGGCGACGCTCGATGATATTCAACATTTCAATCACCGATTTGGCATTGGTCAGTTGCTCGGACAATTCTTGATTGAATTGTTCAAGGACGGTGCGTTTCGTTTCTTCGGCGATTTGGTCGTTCAGGGTGCGCAACTGCTTGTTCTGCTCCTTTGTGCGGGCGGCAACATCGACTTCCAAGATTTGGTCGCGCTGCTTCTTCAAATAGTCGATATAGGTTGCGCCTTGCGCAAGCAATCCGGCAAATTCCTGATTGGCGGATGCGATAAGGACTTCATCGCCGGAATTTACCCACTTCAAAAAGCGTTGATACTCAGTTTTGCGCTTCTGCAACTTCTCCAAGAACGGGTCGGTCTTGGCGGCTGAACCACCGCCGCCCCCGCCGCCGGAAACCTTGAATTGGTTGGTCTTGTTCCCGGTGATTTTGTTGGCTTGCTCTTGAAGTTCGGCAAGTTCGGCAAGTGCGTTTTTATATGCCGTGTTGTCGGTCAGGTTCTTCAAGGCGGCTTGCTTCAATGAAATCGCTTGTTCAATCGCGCCCAAAGACCCCTCGGCATACTGCTGGGTGCTTTCAATGCTTGCTTCTTGAAGTGTGTTGAACCCTGCTTGCTCGTGGCTGCGGGCTTGTGCAAAAAGGCTGTCAGATTCCGCCAATAATGCTTTATATTCTTCGTTTTTTTCTTTCCACGGGGAATACCAACCTTTTAAGCCCAACTTGGTAACGGTTTGACTTTCCCGGTCACGCTCGGCAAGTTTAAGCATCGCTTCTTTTTGCTTTTCCATTGCCATTTGCACATAAACCATCGCTTTTGCCTTTTCGATTTGCGCGGTAATGAAAGCATCCTTGTTAGCGACAAGCAAGTTTTCGGCATCGGTCACACCGTTAATCGACACGCCAAGTTCATCAAACTTTTGGCGGTTTTCTTCGATGAACTTCTTTTTGGTTTCCAAATTGTCACCTAATTCAACCCACCGCGCCGACAAATCTTTGATTGTGCCGATGGGCTTGTAACAATTTTCAACCATTGATTTTGAAAATTCTTCTTGTGCCTTTTTCGCTTCGGATGCCTTGCTTGAAAAGTGAGAATATAAACCAATAAGGGCGGATATTCCGGCAAGAATCCACCCGAACACGGGAATTGACTTAATCGCCGCGCCGACCATACGGAATGCCCCGGCAAGACCGATGTTCGCCACTGTTCCGGCTTTCGCGGCGACAGCTTGCGCCCCGGTCGCGGCGGTGTTCGCCGCCTGAACCCCGGTGTTCGCGGTTGTCGCGGCGGTCGCTTTACCACGGGCGGCGGCATTCGCCTGATTTGCTGCCGCGCTCGCTTCTTCGGCAAGGGTGTTCGCCCCGGTCGCCGCTGCGTTTTCAGCTTGGGCGGCGGTGTTTGCCTGAATCGTGGTGGTTTCGGCGGCTTCGGCATTGCGCCCGACTTCCAAAAGACCGTTCCACCATTCTTTTAGACGGCCGACCGTGCCAAGCATGAATGCCGAATCCTTGTTGAGTGCTTGCGACACTTGCATCAAACCATTTGTCACCGCCATAATCGACTGCGTTTTCAACATGATTTGTTGTAGATTCTCGCTTTCGCTTCCGAATAGTCCGACCATGCCCGCAACGGCGGAAAAACCGCCTGTCAATCCCGTTAGACCCGACATGACACCCGCGAATCCGGCATCATCGTTGGCAAGGATATTGGCTTGCGCTTGTGCATCGCCCCACGCATCAGTCAACCGGGCGACTTCGGCTTGCACTTCTCGATAACGTGCGGTTTGTCGTTGTCCGGCGGCTTCAAGTTCCACCAATTCCATTTTAAGTTCACGCAACCGGGTGCGCAAAGACACTTGGGATTTGGCGTTTTCGTTTGTTGCCTTTTGTTCGGCAAGCATAGCATCACGGGCGGAATCAAGTTCGTTTGACTGATTCCGCAATTCACTCAAAAGTTGCTTGCGCACGGTGATTTCGCCTTGTATTGCCTTTTGCTTGTCTTTTAAGGCTTTATATTCGGCTGAAAAACCGTTTTTCTCCCATTCTTGGGATGCAAGTTGTTTCAGGGATTCAAATTCATCTTCAAGTTTCCAAATCGCCGTTTCCTGCTTTTCGCATTCCGCGCCGATTTTCCCCAACATCGTGCCAATGTCGGCAACGGTCTTGTCCACGGTATCACCGACACCAACAAAGCCGTCGGACATACCTTGAACACGCCGCAATGTTTCCTGAATCGCTGATTCAAGTTGGGAATTGTCCATGTCGGACACAAAGGACAATCCGCCGCCGTCAATATCTGCCATGTTACATCAGTGAGTTAACATAATTCAATACTTGTTCTTGGTTGCTCTCGGTAAGGGTGATTTGCTGAACATTCGGGTCGGAATCGGTGTCATAACTCGGTGCATCAATCATCATCCTTTCGACAAGCCCCCATGCAACGCCGTTAACCAAGTAGTCGTAAGTCCACCCGAAGTGCGCACACAACGCACCCCGGCGACCGTGCGGGCTATTTAGACCACGTTGTTTTCCTCTATCCGAATCGGCGTTGTTGTTCGGTCGGTTGACATCAATCGAATAGAGTTCATAAAATCCCCTAAATTGGACATTGAATTGACCAACACGGCAAGTTGATGAAGCCTTGACGGTTTGATTTGCCGGGCGAAAAGGTCGGTCAGGGTGTTCAACTTCTCGGTGTCCTCGACCCAATGGGGATAACCGCTTTTGCTCTCGCATTTCAGGCGGTCAACGCCAAGAACGGCGATTGCAACAATGCGGGCGCAACGGATTGAATGCTTGTGCGCCATCGTGCGGGCGACAACCATTGCATCTTCGGACTTCATCGCCTTTTCGTCGATGTCAAGTTCTATCCATTCGGCGGAAAGGCGGTCAAGGGTTGAAAGTGTCGGTTCAACGATAGTGAACTTGCGCGTCACCTCGACAAGCCGACGGCGGCGGACAAGACCGAAAAAACGCTTTTCGGTTTCCACCTGAACGTCCTTGACCTCAAATGACACACCCTTGCGGATAAGGGCATTCAATTCGGCTTTTTCTTTTTCAAGGGATGTTTTATTTGCTTCTTCCATTGTCATGTGCTGATTTAGGGAAAACGCCCCCAAAGGGTGTCAGGCACTCTCCGGGGGCGCATGGGTGATTGACTGCGATTCCCCCGTTAGCCTGCGTGGGGAATGCCGCGTAAAGCCTTGCCGGATGAAACCGCCATCGGCGTAACGGTGAAGTCAACAAGGAAAATTCCGGCGGCGGTAAGGTCGGCATTGATAACCGCTTCGATGTCGCCGTTGGGAATCTCAAAGTCAAGACCCTGTTCGGTAAGAACCTTGATTGCCTTGTTTGCGACAACCTCGTTGCCGTCATAGCCCCATTTGGGGGCGGCATCCGTTCCGACATTTTCACCGCCGACGTAATCAATCAGGTCTTGAATTGATGCGTCCATGATGGAGAATGTCAGCACGGGAATTTTACGCGCCTTGCGGCGTACTTCGGGGGCGGCTTTGCCTTCCTCGAAATGCTCGGTCACGTCGGATGAATCCTGAGCGATTTTGGCGGTGTCCTTGTAGGTCTTGCCAATCTTTGCAAGGGTGGTGGGCATGGTTCCCGACGGGGACGCTTCGCCAACCTGAATTTCGCAAAGACCCAACGTGATAAGGTTGGTTTTATTTGTCGTGGTGGTTGACATAAACTTTTGAAATTAAGTCGTTTGAATATTCCAATCAATCCGAATGTTCATAAAGTGCTGCTTGGTTGTCGGCTCATACATGATGGTTGCCGATTTCGGGGTTGCTTTCATCCCCGGCAAGACGGTTTCACGAACAATTTTCAAGACTTCTTGGGTTAACTGATTAAGCCGTATGCGGTTTGCCGACACTTGCATTTTGCCGTTGATATTCTTCGACGTGTCGGACACATAGACGTTGATGTTGGACGTGCCGATTTGGGGCAATGCGTCCGCTTCAAGGTCGATTGTGTTAACGACAATATCTTCATCGGTCGAATCTTCGGGGCGGGCATCGCCGACGTAAACACCGCCGTTGATGGTCGTTTTCCCGTTGAGCAACTGAAACAAGATGCCGTCGGTATCGAAAGGGGTTTTCAAGTTGTCTTTCATTCCGCTGCTGCTTTAATGTTGCTGATAAGTTTTTCTAACATCCGGGGCAATTCCCGTTGTGCAAGATGTTCGGCACTCGATAGCACGTTATATCCTTTCGCTTCGACGTATGCCGCATAATTCATTCCGGCGACCACCACAAGGGCAACGCCCTTTGTGTTCTTGCCGACCTTTTCCGCAAGGGCTTGACCCGCTTTGATGCCGTTTTGCGCCGCGTTGGATTCCGCGCCGCTTGCCGCGTCAAATTGCGAATGAAGCGCAACGCCATCAACGAATATCATGTAACCCGTTGAGGACAACAACGCCCCGGTCTGCATCATGTAGCCCTTATTGTTTCGGGCTTCAATCAGGCACATTTCACCCAACCGTTGCATTCGCTCGATTTGCTTCTTCTTGACCATCGCCAAGAATGCGTCAAGTCGTTTTTGTACGTCGGCGCGGGTGAATTTGGGTTTTATAGCCATAACCGACAATGAAGTTGTGCGGGGTCGAAGTTCAGGCAAACGCCCTCGATGCGGATGCTTGAACACTCCCGGTCGTTTGCAACTACAACCTTTGCGCCTTTGGTTACTTCCGGGCAAGACTTCGGGCATTGAATCAGGGATGTGGCTTTGTGATATTCACCGCCCGCAACCTGAAATTCAGACCCGCGCCCGTCAGCTTCTTCACGGCACATCGAAATGAATTTGCGCGACACTTTCGCTTCCGTCCAATTACCTTTGCCGTCCTGAACCGACGGTTCGGCGACTTCGGCAAATAGATAATGCGGATATTGCTTCACCCTTGCCATATCACCAAAAGTTTGAACGGTTGCGGATTTTCGGTTTCGCTTCCAACACGTTTTCTTTGCCAAGTTCACGGCAAATGGCGTTATACCACAATTTGACCGCTTCGATGTTCCAAGAAATCGAATATCCGCCCTCGGAAACATTCTGCGTCATTGCCGCAAGGACAACCGAAAATCGGTTGTATGCCGCAAGGTCACATCCGGCGATGTCGGCGGGTGCGTCCGCATCCATCCCGGCTTTAAGTAGAATCACGTCAATGTCATCTTCGGACACGTTCAGGTTGCCCAAAGCCTTTGACAAATATTCCTTGTTGGTGATTGTTGCCATGTCGAAAATCTTGTGAAAACCGCCGGGGAATCATCCGGGGAATCATCCCCGACGGTCGATGTTAGTTTTTAGTCCACGATGTGGCGTTTGTCTGCATCAGCACGGAACGACCCGAAAGTTTCCATGCGGGGAATGCGTTTGCAATGCCCTCGGTAACTTCCTTGACGGGTGTTGCATCGTCGGAATACTTCTGCACAAGGGTGTGACCGTGCATGACCTTTTCGGCGACGCTGCCCGGACGCTTCTTTGCTTCGATGGGCTTCTTCCAAAAGGTTGTGCCAAGCACCTTGCTTTCGGAAAAAAGAATCACATCATCTTCAAAGGGGTTGCCCGTGATGCGTGAACCGTCGGCAAGTTCAATCGTGATGTCTTGGTCAATCACGATAATCTGCAAGCCTCGGAATGTTTCGGTCTTTTTGGCAAGATAAGCGTTCACCGACTGCAAACTGGGTGCGTCGTTGGTGTCGGTCAGGTTCTGCACAAGGGTTGCGCAACGCTTGTAAACCTCCTCTTGCGATGCAAGTTTTTCAAAGGTTTCCACGTTCATAAACGCAAACTTGTACTTCGCGCCGTAGAGAGTGCGACCAAGTTTCAGGGCTTTGGGGAAATCCTTTGTTAAGGGCTTGCCCGAAGTGCCGGACGCATAGGACGTTGTTACGCCGATTTTCTGCTCGGCGGGAATCAGGTAGTCGCAATCATATTCGGTCACGACCGTGGCATTGTTGGAATTGGTGATTTTCAGCTTGCCACCGCACGAAATTTGCTTGAGCGCAATCCATTCAAGGCGCGCGGCGACACCATCCCAACAAAACTTGGTGTCCTCTGCCCAAAACTCGACAAGGGCGATAAGGTCGGCATTGCCGGATGCCATCGCAACCATGATGTCATATTCGGTGAGTTCATCTTCAAGTTTTTCACGCGAAATCGTGATTTTGGGAATATCGCCCTGAATACGCGCAATGGCATCACGGGTTTTCTTGGGGATGCTTGAACCCCTTGCCGTCAGGTCGGCGGCAATCTTTAAGCCCGTTTGCGCTTCAAGCACTTTCCACGTTAAAGAATTGGTTTCTTTAAGCGGAAACAATGTGGGGTAATAATACTCTTTCAGGTCATAGGTGCGGATTTCCGCTTCCATGTCCTTTTCGGTAAGCCCCACCATCAGTGTTTTCTGCATATTGTTGGTGCGTTAAAGGGTTAGAAATAAACGATTCCTTTCAGGGCTGTTTTGATTGCGTCGGTGACGGCGGGCGCGTTTGCTTCACGCACCGTGCCGATAAGCCACGCATCAGTCCAAAGGTTGTCGCCGTCGGGGTCAACGTCATAGTTCGACCCGGCGACGGTCAGGGGGGCGACTTTAAGGGTGGTGTTCGCTCCGGCGGATTCAAAGGCGACATCACCGACTTTGATTGCCTTGCCAAGCGTCGTGGAAACGGTGATGGTGTCCTTTGCAGCATCGCTCTTGTCGATGCTTGCAATCACCTGACCATTCGCGCCCTCCGCTGAAAAGCGGTCGCCGACCTTAAAGTGATGCCCTTTGGCGACTTCATAGGTTGTCGCATCGGCGGCGGCGGCGGTGAGTATCTGCGCGGTCTTAACGACGTTGTAGATGCCATTTGCGCCCTTGCCAAGCGGCGTTCCCTCAAAAAGTGCCTTGCCGCCAAGTGATGCGGTTTCGACCGTGACACCGCCGGGAATGTCGGCGACACGGGCAACAACACACTTCACCACGCGGTTGTCCTTTTTGCGTTTTACCTGCATTGTCATGCTTAAAAGGATTTAGGGGTTTGACATTAGAGTTCTTTGCCCGCAAACTGCTTGTTGGCGGGGTTCTTTGCCGCTACATAGTCGGCGACGGCTTGGGAAACGCCGGATTCTGCCTTGTTGGAGAATAAGGGCGACCCGCCGGAACGACCCATGTTGGTGTCGGCAAACGATTGATTTGCGGCGGCGATGTCGGCGGTCTTGTCGGTCAAGTATTCATCGAAAGAAGAATCATCGTCAAACTTCATTCGGGCAAAGTCTTTAAGGGTTTGAGCCTTGAAAGTTTCGTCCTTGCAGCTTGCTAATGCTTCGTTCAGACGTTGAAGCCTTGCTTTGTTGACGTTATCGGATTCCATGCTTGCGATTCGGTCGGCATAAGGCTTGACCGCCGCGTCAACCGCGTTTTTCACGATTTCGGCGATGTTGTCAGCACCACCACCGCCGGGTTCGGTGATGGTTGCCCCGGTCTTTTCCTTGAAGTCGTACTTCTTGCGCAAATTGGCTTCCGATGTTCTCACACCGTCGGACACTTCCTTGTCCACATCTGCACGGTAGTTCTTAATAAATTCGCTGACTTGCGCATCGGTCAGTTTCTCAATAAGGGCTTCCGCGTCCTCTTTTGATGCACATTGTAACGCGATTGAGCGTGCCAACTGCATCAATCCATCTTTTCGCGCGCCTGAAAATTTAGCGGTCAGTAACGCAAGTAATTCTTGGATGTTCATTCGTTGTGATGTTATTGGTTTACAAATCACCGCAAATTTAGTGTGTTTTATAGTAATACACACACGGGCGCGGGTTAAGTTACTCCCGACTTATTCACATTTTGCATTGCATCAGCATTAAAATTGCACTGCAAATGCAAAATTTTTCCTTGAAAAGTTTGTTATTTCCAAAATAACAACTAACTTTGCGGTGTCTTACTATAAGACGCTATGTTTAACCGGGGGCAACCCCACAATCTTTCGCAACAATGAACAATGCCCGTCGCAAACAAATCGAAAAGTTGACCGCGCAAATCGAAGAAATCAAGGAAACCATCGAATCCTTGCGCGATGAAGAACAAGAAGCATTCGACAATCTGCCCGAATCACTGCAAGGCGGTGAAAGGGGCGAAAAGATGGAATCGGCGATTGATGCCCTTGATTATGCCGCCGATGATTTGTAAGAATGCCTTGACCATCTTTCCGACGCAACCGAATAAGTCAACCGGGGCGGCACAAGTCGCCCCAATTAAATAACCCCGTGTGTCTTATAGTGATACACATAAACTTTCGCAACAATGGAATATTCACTTCGCATCTACAAAAACGAATACGGTGTTCGCCACCTGAACTTCATCCGCAAGAAGTTTGAAGTTTCAGGGGAAACCGAAAAGACCCTTGAAGTTGTCGGCAAGGAACAAGACCTTGAAATGCTGATGTCGGCAATGTTCTTGACCGATGAACAATTCAAAGCATTGTTCCCCGACTACCAAACCGAAAAGGAACGTCAGGAATGGACACGCAAGGAACTTGCCGACCTCAAAGACACCATCGCAAGAACCCTTTGCCGCATCATCAACGACGGCGACATGAACAACCCCTTGTTCGACAAGTTCCGTTCTTTCTACCTGAACGAATTGACAACTTCTGACAAATAATGTCTTACTATAATACACAAAACCATGAATAATCGCCTTGCGCGTCTTGAAGAAGAAGCAATCACATTCATTCGGAATGCCGAAAATCTTGCTTTGCGTATGGATGAACGGGGCTTTCATGTCGCCTTTTCCGGCGGCAAGGATTCACAAGTAATGCTTGCGCTTGTCGAAATGGCGGGTGTTAAACACCATGCCGAAATGCAAGTCACAAGCGTTGACCCGCCAAACCTGATGCGCTTTGTCCGCAAGTATTATCCGCAAGTCAAGTTGAACTTGCCAAAACTGAATATGCGCCAACTTATCATCAAAAAGAAAATATTGCCGACACGGATTGCCCGGTTTTGTTGCGCGGAACTGAAAGAACACGCCGGGGCGGGTTGCGTTACTTGAATCGGCATCCGTGCGGCGGAATCGACCAAACGCGCCAAACGCCATGCAATCGAAGTTCAGGGGCAACGCATCGGTTTCGACATCATCAACGACAAGTTGGTTGAATCGACACCGGGCGGGGAACAACTCTTTGACATGGATTCCGAAACAAAGGTCTATTGCGTCAACGGCAAAGACAAAGTGACGCTTGCACCGATATTCCATTGGACGGATGCCGACGTTTGGGATTTCATCAAGGAACACAATTTGCCTTATTGCGACTTATACGACAAGGGATTTCACCGCATTGGCTGTATGTTTTGCCCGATGTCACAACCCGCTACAAAACGCCGCGAAATGGCAATGTTCCCGCTTGTCGCCGAAAGGGTTTATATTAAGGCAATCCGGGAACTTATGGCAATGGGCAAATATGACCGATTCGATTCCGCCGAACAAGTCTTTGAATGGTGGATTTCGGGCGAAAGTGTAAACGATTGGTTTGCGGCGCAAGCCCGGAACAACAATCAACCAAATCTTTTTGACCATGCAAGATTATAAATTATGTTCTTGTCACACCGCCACGGGAAATTGTAGCAAGGACGCGCACACCGGGAAAGGCGGCAAGATTGTTGGCATGACACGTTGCCGACTTCACGACAAGACCGCAAAAAATTGTCCTTACTACATTGAAAGTGACTATTTGCGCGAATATTACACGAAACACCCATCTTGGGATTAAACATAATCAGCAATGAAGAAATCAGACATCGCAACAATCATCCTTGTGTGGCTGACCGTGCTTTTGGTCGCCCTGAAACTGACGGTTTGCCCCGGCTTGAATTGGGGTTGGGTCTTTGCGCCGATATGGATTCCGTGCGCCGTCGGCATTATCGCGTTTTTCGCGGTCGTTACGTTCTTTTCAATCCTTAAACGCAAGAAGTGATGGGAATTGAATTTTCTGCATACATTTCCAACGAACATCCGCGTGTTTTAGAATGCGCGATTGGTGGTTTTGTCGCCGAAACCATCAAGGTTGACTTCTCAAACATCAAATGCCCGATATGTGGTGAAACAATGCGACTTTCGCAACTCGACGATAGCGATTATCGCAATGATGTCGAAGAACGATTGATTGCCCGGCAATACAGTTGCAACGTCTTTTCCGTTCAACGGAAACATACATATCGCATTGGTGTTGAATGTCCGCAATGTAGGTCAAAACTTATCGTTGAAGCAACCGACATCGTGGAGTATGGAAAACGAATAAAACAAACAACATGAATGAATTAGCACTTACAATCCCGCAAATGGACGCATTAAAGCGCACGGGGATAGACACGACGGACGCATCAATGCGGTGGGGTCATGTCGCAACAACGATTGACAAAACCATCTTCACAATCATTCCGACCGTTGCCGTGTCGGATGAAGTGATGTCGCACACGTCGCCCGCTTACACTTTGGGCGACATCCTGAACAAGCTGCCGACAATCATTCCTGAACCCAATCCAATGCCGTTGACCCTGAAACACGGTTTGTCCGGCAAATGGAATGCTTACTACGGGCAAGCATCGCCATGTTGCGTCGGCGAAAGCCCGCTTGAAGCGGCGTTTGCGATGCTTTGCTTCGTCGCACAATATTACCCCACCACAATCAAGCAAATCAACAAATAACCCCTTTTCAAAATGGAATCAACAATCAAAAGCCTTTCGGAACGATTCAACCTTTCGGTTGAGTTCCTGACCGAATTACACGAAAAAATCGTGGACAAAGAAAACTTCACCCGTGCCGTGCGGATGTTCATGGACGGGTTGATGCCTTACGACATCGCAACCGGGAAAGAACCCATCAATGTTGCGGAATTGCGCCACAAGGTCGCCGCCGACATCGTGGCATTCCGCAAGGACAAGACGGCGAAAATCCGTGCCGCCCTTGAACAACAAAGACGCATCCAAGAATATTATTCCGGGTGCAAGTCTATAAGATACCCCAAGAAGCCCAAAGGCGGCGTTTCTGACGTTGCTTTCATCAAGGATGGACACTTGGTTGCCCTCGCACATTTTGAGCCGTCAGCGGGCGGAATTTACGCCGCCGACAATGAAGTGATGCCGGGGTGGAATTGGCGACCCCATGAATATCTTGCCCGACTTCGTAAGCTGAACAAAGCCTTTTACCGGGAAATCAAAAAAGCGGCTGTCAATTCACCCCGCGAATGGTTCAACTTCAACGCCACGACAAAATGACAAAAGAAGAATATCTTTCAAAGGTTGCAAGCGTAAGGCGTGAAATGTGCGAACAAATCATTGCCATCACGTCCGAATACATCAGGGAAAGCCCCGGAAAGGTCGATGAACTTGATGCCGACGGAATCCGCTTGATGCGCAAAGATTCATACGTCAATCATAGCAAATGGAACTTTGTCAAACCTATCAAGGGCGGTAAAGAATTGACCTTGTTTTTCTCCGCGATTCTTGAAGCGACGTTCCCCAATGCTTGAATCTATGAAAAAATCATGTGATTGCAAATGGCATTCTTCCATCTGTGATTGCGGACGACCCGGAACAAACCAAGTTTGCTTGCTTGATTATGGATGCCCGTGCGCTGATTTCACACTTGAAGTTCCGACCATCGGTGTTTATTCAGGATTCGATGGAAAAGAAGTTAAGCGATACAGCAAACGCATTGCAATGATGCTTGAAAAGCTGAAATCATCCACCGACTTGACCAATAAAATCATTGAAAAGGCTTGGAATGATACGCTTGAATACCTAAAAAGCGATGAATTTGCGGCAAGAATTAACTATCTTTGCGTAATCAACCACATCAGGCGAATAAACAACATTCAAATTGAAAGTGACATGAAGAATGAACAAGTCGTTCACGTCTGCTTGGGCGATGATAGACACTATTATTTCGGGTCAGTCGCCGCCATCTTCGACCGCTTCACGCCTGATGAATTGGGTGTGTCGCTGACAACCTTGTGGAATTACGGGCTTGCGCCTGACCGACCTTATAAGAATAACCGTTGCGCCATCTACCGGGGCAACATAGACCGAAAGAAGCATGGCAAACAATGAATTTATTTTCTACAAAGAAAATGACACTGATTCAATTTGGTGGATTCAACAACCGGGCGTAATCGGCGAAAGATTATTCACATTTGACAAGAAGCAAATATTTAACCTTTTCGCCGATTATCCCCACAAGTTGAGCAAGAAGCAAAAAGCAATCTTTGACAAAGAAAACCCGTATTGGGCGGACTTCTTCAAAGATAGAAAATGACAATTATTTTGTCGTTCCCTTGCTTCCTTTCTTTTGTTCTGATTCTGCGGTGTTGATATAACCCATAATCTTCTTAAATCCTGAATTGCCTTTGAAAAGGCTTAATTCGATAAGACAATCTTGCATCGAAAGGGTGAAACCACCACGGGTGCAAGATTTTTTTGCGCCAAAACGACACTTCAAAACGGTATCATTAAGGGGCTTCCAACCATTACTTGTCGCGGACTGCAATTCAAGAAATTCAAGCCCGGTTGCGGTTCTCCTGACAACTGCGGCGTGTTGTCCGCAAGTGAAATAGTATTCTTTGCCAATTTCAACCATTTTAAGCAACTTATGGGCAACGGTGAAGTTGTTTTTGCTTTCCTCGACAACGCCGCCAAGTTTCCTTGCGATTTCGGCAATGTTTCCCGTCCGGCTGAAAAATCTGCGACTTTCGCCATCACGAAAATCAAGAACATCAAGCCCGATGCGATTTGCGCAATATGTGAATGCAAGAGATGAACAAGACCCTTTCGTTAAGTCACCACCGCCGACACGCCCAATGATTTCGGTTTCGGTAAGTGTTTTGGGCAACTCGGAAACGGCATTATAATTGACCTTAAAGGATTTTGAAAGGTGTTCTTCCATTTTGGAAAAATCTTCATCCTTTGGCTTGTTCTTCTTTGCTTCTTCAACCTTTGCTTGCAAATTGGTGAATGCCGCATCTCTATCACGTTTGAAATTCGCCCACGAATAAGCCCGGTCGCCCCCACGCAAATAAAAGACTTGCTTTCGCAATTCCGTGCTGTCAACACCCAATGCGTCGGCTTCTTTTATCAAGACTTCGGCATCAGTAATGAATTTGTCTGCCTTTTTAGTTGCGGAATATACGCGACCATCCAAGCGATACATTTCATCTTGCATCTTATCAAATATCGTATCATTATCAATATCAGCAAGGAAAGAATCAAGCAAATTGCGTAAGGTGGTTGTTTTGACACCCCATTCATCTGCGGTCTTAATCGAATCACGGACTTGCGCGACAACCCCTTTTTTGTAAACGCTTAATCTTGCTTCCGGCGATGCCTTATATTGACGCAACTTGTCCTTTGCCTTTTCAAGTTCCGATTTATAGAATAAAGACCCGTCCGCCCACATCGACTTGTCCGCAGAAAGATTGGTCATGTATTGTGTGAGTTCGGCGACAACATCCGGCAACACACCGACCCCGGCGGCGTTGATGTCTTTAATCAGTTGGGCGGCATCCTTAAAGAATGCCGACAATTCGGTGGTGTACTTCGTACCCTCGGACGTGATCAGCGAAATGAATTTGTTGATGTCCTTGACATCCTTTGCCGCCACCGCCGCGTCAAGACCTTTCAACCGAAGTTCAAGCCCCCATTCTTCGGCAATCTTTCGTGCTGCTTCGACCGACGGCATCAGTGCGTCAAGTTGTGCTTGCACGGGGTCAACTTCGGGTTCAGGCAATGCGATTTTCAACCCCTTTGCCAAGTCGCCGTCAACAAAGTTGTCTTTTATGAAATACGGGGTCGATGCCCAGCCCGCCGACGCTTCCATATTTTCGGCGACCCATTCTTTGAACCCGTCCGGCACATCGGCAACAAGATTCTTTGCTTGCTTCTTCTTGTACTCCGTGCCGCGCAAAGCTGCTTTGAGGTCGCCCAATTCATTTTCATCAAAGGTTTCTTCATCCATAAGGATTGGCACGGCGTAACACATACATTGCGGATGCCACCCTTTGAACTTGAACGTCTTGGGATAGCGACCTTGCAAGCGGTCACACATCTTGCATTTGCAAAGGGGTTCATGGTTGCTTCGGTGAATCTCAAAGCCGACAACGAAATCAAGTTGTTGCCACCGCAAAAAGTCGCTTTCCCGGTAAGCCATATTGATTTCGGAACGTGTCAGGCGTTGGGCATTCTTCACGCTCGACCGATAGACACCTTGCCCCGGATGAAATGCCCGCGCCGCTTTCGACAACACAAGGTTGCCCCGCTTGTCGCGCACACGGCGAAACAAGCGGTCAGGGTCGCGCAAGTTCTTCTTGACATCGCGGGCAAGTTCTTGTGCGCTGCGCCCCTCTCCAAGTCCGACATCAAGGGCGGTTTCTAATTGGTCACGGTATTGCCCGACATAACGCCACACACGTTGCGACAAGTCCATGCCGCCGACCTTGCGCCCCTGAAAGGTGCTTAAAGCGTCCAAATTGCGGTCTTGCATCTTCTTCAACCGCGCCTTTGACAACTTCGACGTGTCCATGATTGACGCAATGAACCCGTCGTTCTTGTCGCAAGCGAACAACCATTGATTCTTCGACCCTGATTCAATCGTGGTTTGAAGCTGCGATGCAAGTTGCCCAACAATCTTTTTCAATTCGGCTTTCACTTCGGGGTAATCATCGAAAGAAAAGGGCTTGTCGGGGTCAATCTTGCGCCGGGCGGCTGATTTTGCCATCGCAAGGGTCGCACGGTCAAACAAGGCTTGCACCGCCGCCGCATATTGCTCGGTGGTGCGATAATGGTTCAAGTCGAATCCCTGAATCGAAAGCCGGGTTGTTTTTTGACGCTTCTTTGCCATTAGTCGTTATTGTTCTTTGTCCGGGGTTTGACGGTGATAAAATCAAGACTTGCGCGGCTATATATCTGCGCAATATCGACGCGACCATAAATGCCGCGTGATATTCTTTTGACTTCAATTATTTCACCCGTTGTTTTTACTCTTGCTTTCATTGATTATCGTTTTTTGAAGTGTTCGCAATAGTCATATTTCAGGAACTTGCACCATTTTTGGAACTTGCAGTTGCAAAAGATGGGTTGCCCGTCCGCCCCGATGTTGTGCCAATTCTCGGAATGCGCACAATCCTTGCAAGTATATTCCGGGCGGTCGGGTTTAGTCGCTTTCTTTGCCATATCTCAATCGGATTGTTTCACCCTTGACGGCGGATTCAAAGGTGGGTTTGTCAACGTGAACGGGGCGCACGGCGGTTGAATCCGCGACATATAGAATCCACATTTCGGGAATTGTGCGGATGCGCGTTGTCTGCGTCACGGCATCGCGGGTGGTGCAATGCCGGACGGGGATGTGCTTCTTTCCGACTACATAGCCGGACACGGTGTTGCCATCGCCGCATGATGCCACAATCAGCATCAGGGCGACGGCAAGAATTGATAAAAGCCTTTTCATTGTCGATTCGGTTTTTGAAAATGTTATGCGTCAATGATTGGTTCGCCGACCATGAACGAATTTTCGGCGGTGGTTTGCTCCTTGATTTTCTGCATGGTCGCCACGGGGTCGCCTGACAATCCCGCCTTTTCCACGGATTCTTCTTGCGAAATGACCGCTTTTCCGCCGTTGGCGGTAAGCCAATAATTCAAATCGTCGATTTCGCTTGTCAGGATGTAAGGCGTTATTTCGGGTTCAACGTCCATTTCATCGCAAGCATCGGCAAGGGCGGTGTTGAATTGTCCGATGTATGCAAGAAGCACGTTGGCGCGGCGTTGTAGGTAATCATCGAATATTTCGCGTTTGTCCTGAACTTTCAAGTGCGCGTCCATGAATAGCAATTTCAGGGCAAGCCCGGAAATCGCGCCCAGCCCCTTGACCGAATCAAAGGAAATGTCGGGGGTCTGCGTAATGGTGTATATCAGGCGCAAAAGGGTTTCGATTTCCAACTTGACCGCTTCGGGTGCGTTTGCCCACGACACATATTGCATCGTTGCGCCCGGTTCGCCCTCGATAACCGCGCCGGATTCGCCCTTTTTCGCCCATCCGTTGATTGTTCCCGTGACAAAGATTTTCGGGCTTGCGTGATAGTCGTTGGTGTCGGCAAAGTTCGACAAAAGGGTTTCCAAGCGGTCAATCAGCTTGTCCACGTCCTCGGTTTCAAACTTATCCTGATACCCGTAAACGATGGGAATTTTGCCGATGGCAACGGGCTTCGGGAATCCCTCGACAAGTTCCGCCCCGATGCCGCCGTTGGTGCGCCAAAGCCAATGTTCTTCATCGGTGAATGTTTCAAAGTAATCAGTTGAAACACCCTTGTTGTCCTTGTGGCTGTAAGCACGGGAAAACGCCACCATATCGCCGGAATCGTCGAAGTAAGGGTAAAGCGTATCACCAAAGGCGGGCGACAAGATGGTGCAACGCAATTTGAACTTGCTTTTGAACCCATATTTGCCGTGTTCCTTTGGTACGGAATACCAATATTCGGCACATTCCTTGAAGCCGAAAATGGCACGACCGATTTTGCGGTTCATTGAATTGCTCTTAACATCTTTCAAGATGCGTTTCAGGGCGAAAAGGACCGCTTTTTCTTGGTCGTTGGCGGGGGTTGCGTTATACTCGACCGGGTTGCCGAAACAAAACGACACGGCGCGTTTGATAATCAGCTTTTGAAGCGCAACGGCGATGCGGGCGACCTTTTCCGTGCGTGTGGCGACCGCTTCACCGTCGGCGGTGATAACTTTCTTTGCTGAATCACTTTCGGCATCTACATCGACGCGCACTTGCTTGTCCTTGCGCTTGATGGGGTCGTTGATGTCGTGCAACTTCGGGTCAAGTGCCTTTTTCGCTTGTTCGGCATCCGGGATGGGATGATTGCGCCCCGACTGCAAAAGGCTGATTTGGTCGGTCGGGTTGTCCGAAATGATGATGTCTTTTAACTTCATTTGTTCACTTGTGTTTTATAGTGATACACATTAGCGACCAAAAAGGGATGCAACCCCCGATTTGGCGCGTTTTCTTCTTTTCTCGATTGTTCCCGTCAATGCGTCGGGCGCATCGTCGTGTTCGTTTTGTCCGGCTTTCAAGTAACCACAAATCGCCTTTGCAAATTCAGGGAATCGGCGTTTCCACCCAAAGGGCATGAATGTGAGGTTCTGAACCATCGCCGAATGCTCATAAATGCGGATGTCCTTGTTCTCGGTTTGATGAAAGGCGATGAAGCGTGTTTTGGCATTACCCATCAATCGACATTGCTTTTCAACATTGTTCTTGAAAAGGCGACCGCCGTTGTTGGCTTCAATCACACATTCGACAACCCCGTGTTTGGTCAGCATCTTTGCAAGGGCGGGTTCGGTATATTCGACCGGGCGGGTGGTGTAAAGCACATCGACAACATAATTGCCGTGTTCGGTTTCATCATAGATGATGCCGCACAAGAAGTCCTTGCCCGTGTCCGCCACGTCAACATAAGCCTTGCGGATGCAATATTGCGTCGCCGGGCGAATCTCATATTCCACGAATCCGGCTTCATACATAAGACCCTCGCGGGGTTGCGGGTTCTGCTGATAGAGTGAATCGAACACTTGCGGATTGCGCTTGCGTGTGGCAAGCAACTTTTCACGCGAATGCCGTTCTTCCCAAAGGGCTTCACCCTCTTGCCGGGGGTCATATTCGGTCGGTGCGCCCTCTTTGATTGCCTGATAAACGACCACCACCCAACCGTCGGGATTCTCCACGGGGTCATAAACCCCTTGTTCCCTCAATAACTTGCCCGCCAAATCATCTTCATGCCAACGGGTAAAGACAATCAGTTGTTGGGAATCGTTATGAAGTCGGGTTTCCGCCACGGTGTCATACCAATCGGACACGGATTCACGCACAATCGGCGACCATGCCGTTTTCGCGTCCTTGTAAATATCATCCATAATCAGGATGTCAACGGGTTCACCCGTCAATGCGCCGCCGACACCAACAGTCTTGAAGCCCCCGCGATGCCCGACAATTTCGCATTCATCGGCATTGCGTAACCACGACCCTGCAATGGTCGTGACGTTGGATGCGTTCAAGCACGTTTCGGGGAAAATTGCGTGATATTCCGGGGAATCAATGATGCGTTGAATCTCTCGGTTGAATTTACGGGCTTTCGGCGCATTGTAGGAAACAATCGCCAATCGGTGTTCAGGACACAAGCCCAAAAGGAACGACGGCAAACGGCGGGTTGAACCCTCGGACTTGCCGTGCTGCGGGGGCATAAAGACCATAAGTTTCTTGATTTCCCCGTGTGCAAAGGATGTCAGCACCGAATAATAACGGCGGTGAAAGTCCGCCGGGCGAAAGGTCGGCATCGTGGCAAGGGTGAAACGCAACAAATCGGAACGACTTTCACGCAAAAGCCGTTCTTGCATTGCCTTGATATATTGCACCATGTCCGACCGCTTCATCAGGAATCCAATTTGCGGTGTAAATCCTCAATCATCGCCGCCAATTCTTCATCGGTCTTTTTGGCGAATAGGTCTTGTCCGTCTTTGCCCGTCACTTCGGTTGACTGACGGTTGCGCCAATGCTCCGGGTCGCCGTTAGTAAGCATGAAAATAATCGCGGCGGTGTCCGGCTGAATGTGCTTCTTGATGGTCGTTTGCTCCTTGATGCGCGGCTTTTCTTTGCCGTCTTGGGTCTTTTGATTGCTCGGAACGGTCACAACCTTTGTTTCCGTCACGTCGTAACCCTGAATCTTTTTTCGCAATGACTTCTTGGCTTCAATGACCATTGATTGCATCAGTTCTTCGCGGGCTTCCTCGACGGCAAGGGCAAAATCTTCACGGGTGTTGACCCATTCGTGATAAGTTTGCGTTGAAATCCCGACTTGACGGCAAATTTCGGCAATGGTATAGGTGTCCGACTTCAAAAGCCCGACAATCTTTGCAACCATCTTTTTGCTATACTTTGCCATTTTGATTCTTTTTTAGTTGGAAAAAGTAAGATTCATCAGGTTTTCACTCTTTCAACTCGCATTCAAAGCCCCGGTCTTGCAGTTCCGAAAACAACATTGACAACTTGGTTACGTCCTTGCATTCGACAATCAGGCGGGTGGAAATCTCCTTTTTTTCGGGTTCTTCTCCCTCTCCCTCGGCATCATCATCTATGGACACACCCCAATCCGCCGGGTCAAAGTCATAGGCGGCGGCAGCTTCCGCGATTGCTTCTTCATCCCATTCAAGGTTTGCTTTCGATGTCGCATTGTCGGCAAGGGCAAGTTCGCGTCCGGCTCTTGAATCCAAATCAATATCGGTGCGCTTAACGGCGACAAGTGTTTTGCCGTCGGTTTCCACAATCAAGACATCTTCAAAACCCAATTCCCCGGCTTTCTCGGTTGTCTTGTTTCCGGCGATGATGCGGTTGTTGCGGTCAACAAGGATTGAGCGACCCAACCCGAATTGACGCAAGGATTCATCCATCAGGTGGTCGCCATATTGCGTTCCCTTGTTGAAGTTGTGATTGTCACCCACAAGGTCGGTGATTCTCGCTTTCGATGTCTTTGCCATGTCACCACACGATTGAATGAAGCACGAATGCCGGAATCAGGGCGACAACCGCGCCAAATGAAGTAAACACAAAGTCCATAAGTTCGACCGTGCCGTGACCTTTTGAATCCCACCATTCCTTGATTGCCCCGGCGACACATCCGGCGAACAACCCAAGAAGCGGCAATAAAAAGCCGACAACAAGTGAAATGATGAACCCGCAAGCGAAATGAATGCGCTTGTCACGCTCTTTGGCGGCTTCTCTGACCTCTTTTGCGATGTCTTTGGTGTTATCCCATACATCTTCAAGCCAAAGGCGCACACGGGCGAAAAATGGGGGAATAACAAAGGGCGTTTCCCCGGTCAGGTAAACGGGCGGTTGCGAATATCCGGCGTTGACACCCAACCACACCTTGCCCGCGAACAAGATGCGGACACGTTCTTTGAAAGTCGGTCGCCAGCACGACACACATTGTTTGCCGTCACTCCAAACGGGTAAGGGCTTGCAATCCGCGTCGAACATATTTTCCGGCTTTTGCAGTACCTTTGTGGACTGCGGAAAGTCAATCGGTTTCATATCTGCGATTTTGATTGGTGAAAAATTATGTGCAAAAATAAAGCGTGTATCACTATGAAACACGCTTTATCAAAAAAAGAAGTAAAAAAGTTATTCAACCCTTGCGGGGATTCAGGCGAATGGGAAAGTCGGCGAATGCCCACGCAAGCAAGGCGGCATCGCGCATTTCCTGATTGGTGCGGGTCTTATCGACCGGGCAAAACTGCGTCAATTCTTCGTGGGTAATCTTGCGGTCTTTACCTGACCAACACTTGCGCAAGGGGATATGCTCGACAACGGGGATGCCGTGAACCTTACACATTTCGACAATCAGCATTCCGACTTGATGATTGCGCCCCACGTCGTAACCCTTTGCGGCGGCACGATTGCGGCGGTCAAACTTGTTGACGTGCCAATTCGCCTGAATCATCCAAGACGCTTCGACAACGACAACCATTGACACATCAAGATTCCGGGCGCGGTCGGCAAGGGCGGTCAAGTATGCTTGAAGCTGAAAGAAGTTCAACGCATCAAGGGTCGTGACCTTGCGTTCATCACATTTCAAGACGGCGTAACCGCTTTTGTCAACGTCCGGGTCGATGCCCACGATGATGTCAACTTTCGGGTGCATCAGCATGGGGGATTATACCCGCCCGGCTGACCGCCGAATGGGTCGTTATAGCCCGTCGGGGCGGTGTTCTCGGATTTCAGCCCGCAAAGCTGAATTTCGGATGCCGACACGTTGATGCCGACACACCATTGCCCGTTCTTGTCCTGATACTGCTTGACTGATAGGTTGCCACGGACAAACACTTTCGCGCCCCTTTTAAGATACTGCGTAAGGTTGCCCCCGTTGCCGTTCATCAGGACGGAAACCCATGTTGTGTACTCCGTGCCGTTTCGCTTCTCGGAACTTGCGACGTTAAACGCCACACATTCGTTCCCGTTGATGTTCTTGACTTCGGCATCGTTGCCGATGTTGCCGATAACTTCGATTTTTAACATGATTATTGATTGTTTAGGGGTTAAAGATGGTCATCTTCGATGTCTTGCCACGTTTCACCGTCGAAAGTGACAAGATGTTGCGTTTGGTCAATCACAACCATTCCGACTTCGGGGTTGAAGTGATTTTCGGCTTGAAACCAATCGGTGTAAAAAGCCGACTTTTCGCCCGTCACCGGGTCGGTTATGATAACAAGATATTTCATTCGTGCCATGTCCTTTTGTATTGCATTTGCATTGCTTTTGCTTAACACTTGCATCAATACTTTTTGCCGTGCTTGTAAGGACGGGTGACATTGTAACGCATCTTTGCGCGGACGTGCCAATCAAGGTTGACACCCTGACTTTCCGCCCACAACGTCATGTAATGGATGCCGAATTGGATGCGCTTGAAAATGTTGATGCTTTCGCGGCACAACCCTTTGGTCAGGGCAAAGGCATTTTCGGTGAAACTGAATCGGTCGAATGCGCGGTGGTACTTGTTGGGGGTCAGCTTGTCGAAGTCAAGCCCGAATGCCCCGGCAAGGTCAAGAAGCCGAATCACGACATCCGCCATTTCATCCTCGACGGTGTTTTTCACCATTTCATCGAATGCCGCGATGAAGTCGGGGGCGGAATCGACATCATCAATCAAGCGGCATTTTTGCGCGGCGGCAAGATTGCGTTGCTTGCGGATGTGGTTAATGACCGCGACGTTGCCTTTTCGGTCGGCTTCGACCATTTCCGCAATCTCGGTAACAACAAGCATCAGGCAATGTTCGGTGCTTGGCTTGTTTTCCCACCATCCATGCTTCAAGGCATTGGCGTGGACGGCTTCGGTCAGTGAATTAAGATTTTTCATTTAGAAAAGTTTTAATTGTTGTTGGTGATACAAAAGACGCTGTTTCGCGGCTTGATAATACCCGGCATCAAGTTCGATTCCCAGCATTTCAAAGTTCAGGTCATGCGCTGCAAGGCATATCGACCCCGACCCCAAATGTGTGTCAAGAATCTTATCGCCCGGCTTTGCGTAATTGTTGAGCAACCACCCGTAAAGCGATTTTGGCTTTTCGGTCGGGTGGATGGTGTTTTGTCTTGCAAGTTCACATCGGTTGATTGTGACAAGGCGGGTCGGGCAATCGAATGATGAATAAGCCAATTCACAATCCGACATTGTAAGTCCGGTTTGACCCTTGAACCACACAATCCAACCTTTTGTGCCTTTGTCAAGCATCGGAACAAAGTAATTTGCGCCCCAAATGATTTGGTTTTTGCTAACACGTTGTAATTCAGCAAAATAAATTTGGGGGGGTAATTTGTCCCAACCCTTTGTTTCGTGATGCTTTCGGTTGTGCTTCGGATTCTTGCAAATGCAAGCCTTTTGCCCGTCAATACCGATTCCATAAGGCGGGTCAACGATTGCAAGGTCAAAGGCGTTGTCCGGCAACGTCGCCATGACTTCAAGGCAATCAGCATTGACAAGGCTTATTGTTCCGAATGTTTCAATCTCGTTCATCGGTGATTCGCGTTCTTGTTGGTTCGTGCGACCGCTTCGATAAGAAGTTCATCGGCGATGTCAAGGGCGATTTTCGCAAAGGAATATCGGCGCACTTGGCTTCCATCATCCATTTTAATGACATCCGGGGTGTCACACCACCGGGCATAAACGGCGGGCAACACGGCGGTTGCAATCCTGATGCGTTCCGCAAGCACCGCATGGTCTTGTTCTCGCAATTCGTGGTTCAGGATGTTGCAAATTGCGTTATATGCTTCGTTGTCCATCATGCCCCGCGAATTATGAATTTAGACATGATGAAGTCGAACACCGTCTTTGTCACATAGATGTCAAAGGACGCATCGTGAAGTTTTCCGGCGGTCGTGTCGATGCCCAAGAAGTCGGCGACGGTCGCAAGTTTGAAGTTGGGCAATTCTGCGCGGCGGTCTGCAAGGAATGTCGATGCAAGCACAAGCACGTCGATGGAATCCGCCCAAAACCACGACCCAAAGTAATTGTCGCCGTTCTGCAAGAAGAATCCGCGAAAAAAGTTATCATCGAATCCCCGGTTGTTGTAGCCGACAAGGTGGAATTTGTCGGTCTTGTCATACTTGTTCACATACTTTGCAAACATGGTGACAAGTTGCGTGTAAACCTGACCCATCGGGGGATAAGCCATGATTTGTTCACGGGTCACGCCGCCGACGGCAAGGGCGGCATCTTCGATTTGTGCCTTTGGGTTGGGCTGAACTTTGAAATCGAATGTTTCAACGCTCTTGCCGTCAATCACGATTTCACCGCTGATTTGGTGAATGCCGTGGCGACCGGGGTTTGTTCCCGTCGTTTCAAGGTCGTAAAAGAATAATTTGGACATTGTTATTTAGTTTTATGTCTTATAGTAAGACAAAGTTAGTTAAATTGCTACTTTTGTGACGCACAATGGGGTCAAAGATTTATAAAGCGATTCGCACAAGACACGCGCCATGTTGACTTCAACGGCATTGCCGATGAACTTCTTTTGCTCGGTCTGATTCCCCACAAGAACGTAATCTTCCGGGAATCCCATAATCAACTTTAATTCGGGGATTTTCAACATTCGCATCTTTATGTCAATGATGCCGAATAACACCATGAATTGCTTTATTTTCACGGTCATTGGCGAATCATCCGGCAAGATAGGAATTGCGAAATGCCCAAATTCGGGATTCATCAGGTAATGGAATTTATGATTTGCCGTTATGACCGGGCAAGGCTCGTTCACGTCGCTTCCAATATTGTTGAAGTTGGTGTTCATCACCCACGGGCGTTGAACCGTGACAAGTTTGTGTTTTGGGTTTGCCGTTAGAGTTCCGGCGGCGGTTTCGACTGATGCCGGTGTGCCGTTCCCGTATTGCATATCAAGGAAAACACTATTGACAACCGCCAATTTTTCCTTTGTTGTCAGGGTCGGGGCGGGTGCGTCGATTGAACGGTTGTTCCCGTTTCCGTAAAACGCCGTGACAAAGGCGTGATGGTCAACACAAGTGATTGTTCCGGCGGGTTCATCGGTCGAACAATTCTTGCTTTCAGGATGCCCGCCGAATTGCTTTGACAAGAACGACACTTGCGCGACTGCAAGGCGGTTTTGTGTCGCAACGACCGGGCAAGGTTCATCGACCGACGGGGCTTGATACCGCCCAGCCTGATTCATGGAATTATACTTGACCATGAATTTATCCTTGCCCCCGGCAACGAATTTGACCAATCCGGCGAATATGCGTTCAAGGGTCTTTTCGGACAAGGGCTTTTCCCGCCCGAATATAGACCGCCCCTCGTCGGAAAAGTCCAACACGTCTTTGACGGGCTTCCACCTTTGCAAGCTGCCGAACAATCCCGGTTCGGGATTCTTTGCGTGTGTCGGTTCGGGAAAGGTTATTGGCAAGCCTTTCTTTGCGAATATGCCGAAGAACCGCTTGCGGCTCGTGTATGCCCCGAAATCGGCGGCATTCAAGATGCGGTGGGCGAAATCGTAACCGTATTTTTTAACATTGCGAATCCAACGGCAATATGCTTTGCCCTTGTCCATCGAAATCGGCTTCCCGTTTTCATCTACATCACCCCACGACATAAATTCTTCGACGTTTTCAATTTGGATATAATCGGGGTCGATTGCTTCGATATAACGGAACAAGTGTTCGGCAAGGGTGCGGGAATCCGCGTCGCGGGGCTGACCGCCTTTCGCCTTGCTGAAATTTGTGCATTCAAGGGATGCCCACAACACCACAAAGGCATCCGGGTTCATTGTCCGGCACTTTTTCAGGTGTTCGACAAGGGGTGTCAACTCCAACGTGCGGATGTCCTCGGTGAAGTGCATTGCGTCGGGGTGATTGCTTGCGTGTGATGCAATCGCCTTTGCGTCATGGTTGACGCAAGCGATAACACGGGCGCATTCCTGACCGTTGACCCGCGCAAGGTTGACACCCGTTGAAGTGCCGCCCGCGCCACAAAATAAGTCGATATATAATAATTTCATACGTTCAGCAATTTATTTACCTTTTCGGCAAGTTCACGGAATTGCGGATTGTAGTTGAAATCATCATCATATTTCCGCAAGAAGTGAAGCATTGAAGAATGGTCGCGGCGGACGTGCTTTGCAATCTGCGTCAAGGTCATTTTCAGGCGGCGGCAATGATACACGAAAAGCATCCGTGCATAAAAGTGGTCACGCTTCCGGCATTTGGTCGTGTACTGATTGAAGCGCAAGCCCGTGACCTCATGGATTGCGTTTTGAATGCGCAAAACCGCCTGATTTTCCCGGCGAATATTCGATTCAAACCACACGTCCATATTCAGGCGGTTGGCGATGTCATATTCAATCGACGCGCCCTTGCTATCCATCCACCCGTCCATCATAAAGATTGCATCACAATCAAGAAGCAAGCAAATGTCGGCGACCATGTGTTCTTTCCACATCGCTGATGATTCAAGCCCGTTATTCAGGGGATTCACCGGGTCAAAGCCTATTTCGGCAAGGAACACGGCGGCATCTTCAAACCGTTGTCGGGCTTCGGACAACGGCAACCCCGTTATTTTTCCGCTGATATAGATTTTCATGGATGTTGGGATTTATAGACAAGTTTGTTGATGAAGTATTGTTGACCCTTGATTGTGACAAGGGTTGTCCGGGTTTGGATTGGTTCGCCCGTGTGCGGATGATAGCGTGTTCCCGTCCTGACCTCAAACAAGCCCATTTCAAGGGCGCGTTGGGTCGGGTCGTTGTATTCCGACCCGCATTTGTGCAAGAATCCGTTGTCGCGCATCCACTGATAAAGCCGGATTTCCCCGGTGTCAACCCCGTTTTGGCGCATCAGTTTTGCAAGTTGACCGATAAGGATTGATTCACCCGCGATTTCAAGGGCTTTTGCGAAATTCACTTTCGGGGCTTGTTCGGCAAGCTGCTTTTGTTGGGCTTCGATGGTTTCGGCTTGTTCGGCGGCAAGGCGCAATGCTTGGGCGAATGTTTGAGGAATCGCCGGGGCAATTTCTTTCAAGGCTTGTTCCATCATGTCGAATTGCTGAATGAAGCCGACTTTGAATTGCAAGGCGCGTTCCCCGGTCAGGCTCATAGCAAGCAAGGAAAACCCGTCGCGGTTCATCAGGAACATGGGTTGCGTCTTGCCTTGCGCGTCAATGTAGGTGACTTGATGAAACCATGTCTTGTGCGCTAAATTTTGAGCCGACCACAAGATGTTGCGAATCGACTTCAAGACGTTCTTGTGCATCTTGCCGAACACTTCGGCGACCTTGACGGAATCGGTCACGGGCGTTCCCTTTTCGGTCTTATAGACCACTTGTTGAAGTGCCGTCGTTGTTGTTAGTTCTTTTTCCATTGTTAGGTAATTTTGATTGTTAGAGTTTCCGACGGTCTTTGCCCTTAATGACAAGGTTGTTGCACATTTGACGCAAGCGGGATGCCACACGGTCGCCGTAACGCGACACAAGACGGTCGCTTGCCATCGGCAAATTCGATGTTATCAAGGTTAATTCGTTGGTCAGGTCGCCCCGGTACTCGATAAGTTGCCGGACGGCATCAACTCGGTTGCCCATGTAAAGGGATTCTTCTTGCTCTTGTCCGAAGTCCTGAATGGCAAGAATCGGCGTTTTTTTTAGTTCCGAAATGTTACCATCTTCGGCAAACTTCTCGCAAATTTCATCGGCGCGGACAATCCGCCACCACAATGTCCGGGAATCGTCCTTGTCATAGGTCACGGGGATTGTGATTTTGAAGCCAAGTGCCGACGCATAAGCCCGCATGATTTCAAGACACCACGATTTGCCCGACCCCGTTGTGCCGCCGATGTAGATTCCGGCGTATAAGTCGCCCGGCACGATTTCCCCGGTGTCGGGGTGAATCTGCTTCATGGTCGTGTCGCAATGACACCATTTGATGAAGTTTTCGTAAGTGAAGCGGTTTTCGGCATCAATCACGAATTTGCGGTCACGGCTCTTGCCGATTGCTTCCACAATCTTCAAGGCGTTTTCGATGTCGTAGTTTTCCCCGGTGTATTTATAGCGGGTCATTCGGGCGAAAGTGCCACGTTCTTCGATTGCCCGTAAGATTTTATCAAGACCGGGGATGTCGTTTTTGTTGTTCATTTCCATTCATCATTTACGTTTCGTGATGCACTTGTTTTCGTTTTCCGGGATGCCGGGCGGCGCGGATTCTCTCTTTCGCGCTTTTCCCATGTGACAAGGGCGGCTTTCCAATCTTTCATCTTGTTTTTGCCGACATACCAATTTTTTGACTGATAAAAGGCAATGAAACTTTCGGCATCGACTGAATAACCCTTTTCAAGAATATGCGCTTGCACTTCTTCAAGTGTCGGTGGAATAAACCGCTTTTGCGGTTTTTCCCTATCTTCTTCGATAGAAGAAGTATTATTATTTTCTTTTCTTTTCTTTTCTTTTGCATCAATTTGCATTGCATTTGCATCGGTGGTGCTTTGCTTTTGTTGGTTGGCGCTTGATTGCCAACGGGTTAATGCGGCGCGTTTGCGCCTTTCGCTGATTTGCTGACGCTTGCCAAGACGCTTGTTGACCGAATTTGACCAAAAGGTTTCGCCGTTGTTTTCAAACAACCCAAAGTCATTGACAACACTTTCAACCATTTTGCATTCCTGATGCAATGCAAATGCAATGCTTTTGCAAGATTTCAAAGGCAATTCCCCGCCTTGCTCATAAAGCTGCTCGACAATGCACCAAAACACGCCAAGACCCGCCGCGCCATGCTCAATAAGAACATCTTGCAACTTGGGGTCGTTCCGGGCGTTGTAGTCGTGCGGGAAATAATATGTTTTATCTTTCATTGCTTTTTCGTTTACCGCCGGGGCGGATTCCCCGGCGGGTTGGTTGGTGATTGTGTTGGCTTACACTTCGATGATGGCGATTTCCGGCGCGACTTCCTGAATCTTGATAAGTTCATCATCAAGAACTTTATCGCGTAAATCTTCAAGGGTTGCTTGTGCGCCCGGCGACATCAGAATGAAGTGAACGTCGCGCCCGTCGATTTGGGCGAATGTTTCGACTTCAAGGGTTTCAGGCTGCAAGCCCTTGAAAATCGGGATGCACAACGTGAATGATTCCGGCAAGTTGGAATTGACCACTTGCGCGAAATTGTCGGTGCGGCTTCCGTTCATCTTGATGTCGCGGTCGATGGTCGCTTGCACCGTGCCGTTGAAGTTCATCAGGCGCGACACAAGTTCCATGTTGTCCTTGCGGTCAGGAAAGAATGTGCGGTTCATCTTGAAGAACAATCCGAGTTCGGCGGGTGTCCATACCTTGTTAGGGTCATTGATGCCGAATTTCACGAATTGCGGGTTGAATTGCAGTTTCGACACGACCGTTCCGCGTGTATATGCGTCCCTTTCGTTGATTGTAAGGGTCATTTTGACGCTTTCGCGGTCAACGGTGATGAAACTTTCGGTTTGCTTGAATTGCCCGGCGTTGACACGCTTTTTCAGGTATTCAAGGATTGTGCCGATTGTGCCGACAATATCGGTCTTGACCGGGGCTTTTGGGTCAAGTTGCTTTGTCGCTTCACCCTCGCGGATGATGATTTCGGCGGTCGATTGACCGGGCGCGAAATTGATTTGCATTTTTTCGGTTTCCATGCTGATTGATGGGTTTAGTCATTTGTTCCCGTTAACGGCGGAACATTCCCGGTGCGCAACGCGCCAAAAATGGTCGGTTGAAGTTCATCGGCGGTCGCCGGGCGTGATTCAATCAACAACCCGTCGGCGTTGTAGAATCCCGTCATTTTCGCTTCTTGGTCGGTGAAGCGATAACACGGTTCGGTCACATATTCGGCTTTTGCCTTGATGTTGGAAACCATGCCCGTCCGCTGCTCTTTCAAGGGCTTCAACCGCCCCTTATATTCGGCGGTCACTTGCTTCATTTCGCTTTCGATTTCGGCGATTTCGATTGATACGTTGGCAAGGTTCTCTTTGTGTCCTTGCAATTCTTCCGGGGAATAGGGCTTCATGTAACCCTTATCCACGACGGCATCGCAGTTGTCCGCAAGAAATTGTCGGCGGGCAATGGGGTTGTCGATGTCGCTCCCAAGTGTTCGTTCCATACTTGTTTCGTTTTATAGTAAGACACTTTGCGATTTAGAACAAAAGAACTTTGTTCCAAAGGTCGATGAACTGATTTCCGAATTGACGGGCGCGATTTGCGGTTTTGAAGCAAAGCCGAGAACCGAAATACGCAGACGTATACGACGGCGCATTATACGTATCCGCACACACGAAGCCCGCACGGTTTTTGTCATAGACAAACCACGGAAACCACTTGTCTTGACGGCTGTTTGAGAAGTCCGGCACGAAATCATCCGCCTTGTTCCACGCTTCCGCGATGGTGAACAATTCGTTCAGGGCGGTAAGTGCCTTGACGTGCGACGGGTTCAGGGCATCGACAAGACGGGTGACATCTTCAAGACCCGGCACGGTGTTGGTGGCGGCAATTTTTTTGCTGACCGTAAATTGCTTGTTCGCCTTGCCGCCAAGATATTCACGGGCGGTGATGTAGTCGGTGATGGTTTCGTTGGGTTCTTCCTTGACTTCGACTTCTTCAAGGCTGAAATCAAAGGGGGTCAACCATTCATCGTCGGTCGGGTCAAGACCATCGTTTGCGTCGCTGATGTAGTTGCCCATCGCGTCGGCGGCATCCTGACGGGTAGCAAAGCAACCCACGGTTTCGCCGTTTTCGGTGTTTGAAAGTTTATACTTTATCATTTTTGAATTGATTAAAATGGTGATTTACTGAAATTTTTAATTATTAGTCCGGGGGTGGCAACCGTGATTGTCTTGCCCGTTGCGGCTTCAATGTCGGCTTGAAATTCGGCGGCATTGGCGTTGGCATCCGAAAGGTGAATCAACACAATGTTGTTGACCCCGGAAAGGTCTTGCGCAAGAATTGTCGCCCGGCATTCGGCAAAACTGCAATGGCTTTTCTTGGTTCGGTTCGCAAGGGCTTTCGGCAAGCGTCCGGCGGCAAGGTTGCTTTCCAAGATGTCGTGCCGATAATTGCATTCAATCAAGATGTTGTTCACGCCGGGAAACTTGATGATGTTGTCTATGCCGAAAGGGGCATAACGCAAATAACGGGTGTCGGTGGCAAACAACGTCGTTCCCATTGCCGGGTGATGAATCAGGAATCCGAAAGGTTCGGCGGCATCATGCTCGACCCTGAAAGGCATTACACGGAATTTGCCGATTGAAACCATCTCGTGGTCGGCGACCTGATGCACAAGATTGTGTTTGTCGATGCCCAAAGCCTTTGCAGTACCCCGCGACGTGTAAACGGGAATGAAATAATCAAGGAACTTGCCGACGGCGGCGGAATGGTCGCCGTGTTCGTGCGATATAACCGCCCCGACAATATGCCGGGTCTTGAAGTCCATTGCCCGGCGCAAGCGGCTGAAAGGGATGCCACATTCAACGGCAAGGGCTTCATCGCCATTGTCGAAAATGTAGCAATTACCCTTTGAGCTGCTGCCGATAATCTTCAAGTCCATCAGAATCCGGGATTATCGGTTGTTGATTCAGGCGCGGCGGGCGCGGGTTCTGCCTTTGCTTCCGGGGCGGCGGCTTCCTGATTGGCGGGTTCAGGGGATGCCGGGGCGGGGTCGGACGCGGGCTTTGCATCGTCCATGCTGATTGTCGATGCGGTGTTGTTCGCGGTCGCGGCGGGCGGGGTCGGGATTTCCTCAAACTCGACATCCACGATGTCTTGTTGTTCCTCGATTGTGCGCATACCCATCGAAAGTTCGGGGGCATAAGCGTTTGTCCACATCGACGCGGCGCGATACATCAGCATTTGGCGGGGCATTGTGCGCCACTTCGACCCGTCCTTTGTGAACCATCGTTCTTCGATGGCAAGATGAATTGACACCGGGGCGGATTCAAGAACATCTTTCGACCCTTTCTTGGTGGTGTAAGCCACGCATTCAAGGTTGCGAATGTTCGTGCCGTCAAGGGTCTTTGTGACCGCTTCTTTGCGGCGTGTGTGGTCGTTCCACACATAGTCGGTGTATTCGACTTTGCCGATGTTGCCTTTGTCGGTGAAGCGGAATTGCAGGGGTTCAAACCGACCGCACGAATTGACCGTTGCAATCAGAAACTTTGATGACCATGACGGGCGACCGTAAATAACCGCCATATTCTGCATGACCATCAGGGGCGACGCGCCGATGCGCATTGACACTTCAACGGCAATCATGCAATTTGCAACCGCCTTGTCCATTGCCGCCTTGTTTTCCGCCTGAATAGCGGCGACCATTTCAGGATTCGCGCCGCCGGGAATCGGCTTCACTTTCGGTTTGTAGGTGTCCGGCACAAGGTCGGATGATGCGAACATCTTGCACACCCGTTGCATGGTTTCAAACTGCACCGGGTCGAAGAAGTTGAACCCGACCGTCGCGGGGGCGGTGGTTGTCACCACCCCGACGGGATTTGATTTTTGAATTTCGTTGCTCATTCGATTGTTAATTTGTTGTCGGTTGTCACGACAAGGTTAATGATTTGGCTTTCGGTATGAATCAGGGTGTTCACCGATTCGCGGTTGTCAATGAATATCGGGGCGCTAATGCCGTAGAAGCGGCAAAGCGTGTTGATGATGTCAAGACCCGCATTGACTTGTCCGGCGGTGTTTGCCGCGCCAAACGGCACACCATCGACAAGGGGGATGCACGTTTCATAAGTGTTGCCCTCATAGGTCTTGTCAAATAGACGGAATGTGACGTTGTGGAATAGACCGTTGATGCGGCTTTCGCATTCACGAATCTTGGTGCGTGTAAACTCCTGAATCGTGTATTCCTCTTTTTCAAGGTCGGCGATTTGTTGCGCAAGGGTCTTGCCCCTTTCGTTAAGTTCGGCAATCTCCTTTTCCGCACGGGCGATTTCATCACGGGCGAAAAGACGCTTTTTCAGGGCATCGCGGCGGTCGGTCAGTTCCTTTTTCTTTGCCTGATGTTCGGAATCATCCGGGGCGGCGGTCGTGGTCGCAACGGCGGCTTGTGCTTCATCGATTTGCTTTGTCAATTCGGCATATCCGGCGACTTCTTCCGGCACGACGGTTGCGGCGGTGCTTTCGGGCATAGCTGCAAGGGTGGCTTCCTTGTCCTTGATTTCAGTTTCGACGGCGGCGATGGCATCGTTTTGGTCGGCAATCTCCTTTTCGGTGTCCTGATGCGACTTTTTGAGGTCGGCAAGCCGGGCGGCAAGTTTTTTGCCCTCTGCCTGAATTGCATCCTTTTTCGCCTTTTGGGTCGCCAAGAAGTCCGCCAAATTCTTGTCGCGCATTTCCTTTGGCAAGACTTGTCCGCAATGGTGGCAAATATCATCGCCGGAATAAGCCTTTGCATTCTCCTTGTACCACTCATTGCGCTTGTCGTTGATGGTCGTTTCAAGGTTCGCAATGTCGGCGGCGTAACGGTCGCGGGTGTCGGTCAGGGTGCGCAATGTGCGCTTCATGGCTGACAATTCACGCTTCTTTGATTCGATGGTCGATGTTAGTTCACGGCGGGTCGCATTGGCTTCAAATGCGGCATTTTGGGCGGCTTGTTCGGCATCCCTGACAAGGTTGTTGCGCTTGGTGATAAGGTCATTCACTTTGCGTTGCTTTTCTTGTTCCGCCTTATATTCGGCACGGACACGGGCGGCGTTATCCGACAAAATTTTGTCAATGTCGGCAATCTCCTTGTCCACTTGCGCGATTTCGGTTTCAAGGGCGGCGAAATCCTCGCTTTCCGGCTTCATCTTGTGGGTTTGGTCGATGCGCGGTTGAATGTTATCCAATTCTCCTTGCAAGCGGCTTTTCTTTGCCGCCAATTCCTTTTTGAAGTCGGCAAGTGATTTCCCGGTCAGCTTGTCAAGAAGAAGTTGAAATTCGGGCTTTTGGGCGGCAATTTCGGCATCCGTGATTGTTCCGGCGAGTTGAAAAAGTTGTGTGCGCTGCAACTTCCAATCCATGCTTGCAAAGAACATCGGGTTCGTTATCATCTTGAACAACGATGCTTCAAGGATGGCGGCGACACGGGAATCAAACTCTTTCACCTTGACCGGGGTTTCGTTCCACCAACATTCGTTGTGTGTACCTTTCAACACGCGGTCAACCTGACCACGGGGTTTCACCCATTCTTCGACCGATTCACGTTTTAATGTGAGTTCCTGACCGTCGATGTCAAGAACACCCGTCACGCTGCATTCAACTTCATGGAGCAACGACCCGTCGGCGTTGTGGGTGCGCACTTCGTAGTCCTTGCGGTCTTGAACGTCCTTGCCGAATAAAAGCCACATGAATGCGTCAAAGTGTCTTGATTTGCCAAGACCATTGCCGCCGGATATGCGGGTAACATCGGCGTTGAAGTGCGTTGTTCTTGCTTGTTCACCCTTGAAGTTGCAAAGGGTAAGCGATTTCAAGATAACTTTCTTCATGTTAGTATATTATTTATTAGTTATTTCCATTTTTGCATCGACCTCAAAGATTGCACGGTGTTGACCGTCCACCCAATTAAGACTTGATGCGAATATTTCTGCAATATATTTGCCGACTTCTTCTTTATCTTGCGCAACAACTTTATATTCATTGTTTTCAATCGAAAGAATATATCCGTTGGCGGCTTTTTCGACTATAATTTTATTTGCCATCGTTGAATAATTCTATTGCTTTATCCGCGTCAATGACTATCAACCGACCACGTTGTGAAATTGCCTTGTCTATCTTTCCGCTTGCCTTGATGCGGTTGGCGGTGCTGATACTGCAATTAAAGATGCGGGCAATTCCGGCGATGCCATATTCAAGGCGGCGTTCTTTCGGTGCGTCTTGCGTCGGTTTTCCTGATGCCGATTCAATCAGTTCAAGAAGTTGCCCAACCGTCAAGTCAATCAACCTTGTGTTCGGGTCAATATCAATCATAATTCGGCGGAATCATCTTCGGGAATCGGAACTTCTTTGATGTAGTGTGAAGCCAATGCGAATGAAGCGACCATCAGGGCGCAAAGCCAAAGGCATTCGGCGAATATCACGGCGAAAGTCAAGGACAATGCCCACCACATGAAAATCGCACGTTGGCGCGGGGTTAGGTCTTGACCGCCCGCAATCTCTTTAAGGTAATGTTTTATCTTGTTCATCGTTGCGAAATTTAGAAGTAAATGAAATCAACATCGGATTCGTTGCGCGACCGACGGGCGCGGATGGTTCTTGTCGTGCGGGTACTTGTGCGCATTGTCCGGCAATAGTCTTGATGTTCGATTGCGAACACTTGCGGAGTAAGAAGCATCAGGAACACCCCGGCGATAATCTTGCGTTTAAGCGGCGACAAGTCAAAGGAAATGTGAAAGGTTGTGCAAAACCACCACGCGCACAATTCATTGATTTTCTGACACCCGATTTTTGCATATATGTTCCGGGCGTGATTTTCAACGGTACGTTCCGAAATGAAAAGGCGGTTGGCAACATCTTTCTTGCTTGCGCCCCAAGCGAACAATTCCGCAATTTCGGATTCGCGTTTGGTTAATTCTGCAACTTTCATCATTCCGCCCCCCACACTTCTTTGATGCCGTATTCGGCGAAAACACTTTCAACGGCGCGGGCTTCGGAAATCTTCGGTTCGACATCTCCTTTCAGGCGTTTGCCCCAAGCGGCGCGGGTGGTGATGTTTAGTGCCGCCATCAGCTTGTCGCGGCATTCGGCAAGGTCGCCATTCTTGACTTGCGACCATCCTTTCAGGAATGAAAAGTTTTCTTTGCTCATATTTAGGTGATTAAGCGGGGCGGCATTCACCGCCCCGGCGGTTATTACATACATTTGGGAAATTCGGATGATTTAAGGCGATGCCCGGCAAGAATCAAAAGGGCGACTTCCATTTTGAATGACCGGGCGACTTCACACGGGCATCCGTGGTCGGCGGTCGGCGACCATACCGTGAAGCATACCCCCGACCCGTCGGAATAAAATTCGATTGACCGACCCTTGCCATTGTCAAGTGCGGCGATGGTATCAAGTACCCTTGCACGGGTGCTTAGGTCAAGACTATCAATTTTTTCTTTAATATCTGCATTCATTGTTGCGAAATTTTTGGTGTCGTTTTGAAATTTTGTGGCTTCGGTTGCGGGGGTTTCGCTAAAATGACGTAACTTTGCTATTTGTAAGCGTTCATTTTCGCTTTAACTTTGCAACGTGTTCCGTTTACGCTTGCAAAGATACACAATATTTGGTGTTTGTCAATAGGTAACACCCAATATTTTGCAGGAATGGCGCGTTAAAAAATGTTACATAATTAAAGATGAACAATTTAGACATTAAGAAAATTCGCACAATGTTGGGTTTTACGCAAAAGCAACTTGCGGAAACGGTCGGCGTGTCGGTAAATACAATTCAAAATTGGGAATCGGGCGGCAAAATCCCGAAGTCAAAACACCCAATATTGCAATCGCTGATAGCAAAGCCCCATATTGTTTACGGCGGGCAACACGTTCAAAACGGCGACGCAATCAACGGCGACAAGATTGTTCAGGAAGTTGCCGACGTGAAAGAATGCGTTGATGAAGTTGTCCAAGAAGAAGTCAACATCAAAAAGGTTGTTGCGTGTGAAGCCGACCGCCTTGTGTCGCTCCTTGAAGCAAAGCAACGGTCGCTTGATACGCTTATCGAGCAACAAGCCAGATTCCTGACCATTATTGAAAACCTATCAAAAACCAAATAACGATGATTGAAATTGAAGTCAATAAATATTATGGCGTTCCGGCTTATTACTCCGTTATGCCTGAACAAATTTTTGATGCTCTTGAATTGGCATCCCTTAAAGGTGAAGAAACCGCAATGGTCAGTAAGTCACAATTTGATAAGATGATTGCCGATTATGAAATCAAGATGCGCAATAAATAAAATCGCCGGGGGATTGGTCATGCTGCTTGTCTGCTTGTGTGGTGGGGCTTGTTCATCCACAACGGATGATTCAGGCGATGAACCCGCCGTGGCTCTTTCAACCATTGCCGGGCGATGGAACGTAACGGCATATCAGGACGGCACACACTTCACCCCGGCGACCAACCCGGAATATTACGATTTTACGCCGGACGGGGGCTTCACCCATGTTTATGAACACACCGCCGATTTGACAGACACAACCACCGGGCGTTACACCTACAACCCGGAAAAGCAATCAATCCACGTCGATGAACCACGGGGATGGAATCTTGACATTGCTGTTAAATTCCTATCGGACACCGACGGCGGTTATAAAGCCGTGTTCAACGTAAAAGGGCGCACCCCCGCGCAATCAAAGGTTGTTAGGGTTAAACGTCAATGATGCAAATGCAATCCAACTGCAATGCAAATTTGTGCAAAAGAAAAGAAAATAAAAGAAAAGAAATATATCTTCGATATAATATAAAATAGGGCAAAACAAGTTTTGCTTTTCTTTATAAGGCAATGAAATCAAAATGAAAAAATCAGTCAACCCCCAAGCGATTGAAATAACCCGCCGATTCTTTCAAGCCCTGAATCTCGCTATCGAGTTGGGCAAGGTCGATGGCATCAAAGGATTTTGCGAGGCGCACCACTTGAACCGGGTAAAATATGCGACCTTGAAAATGACCATCGACAAGCCCGTTGATGAAATGACTTACAAGTGCATTGACGTGGACGCATTGGCGGGCATCTGCAATGACTTCGGGGTGTCGGCTGAATGGTTGCTTCTCGGACGGGGCAAAATGCTTAAAACGGACGCAAAATGAAAATAAATTGGTCAGTCAAATTCTTGCCGCACAAACGCGGCAAAGATGTTTGTCCAATCCGAATGCGCGTGACGCTCCGGGGGCAAATACCCCTTGATTTTCCTTTGGGGCAATCCGTGAATCTTGATTCGTGGGATGCCGACACGCAAAGGGTCAAGCCGGACAACCCAGATGCAACGACAATCAACCGCATCATGGATGAATGGCGGTCGGCAATCGGTGAAGTAATAGCACGTTATGAATTGCTTGAAAAGCGGATTCCCGACCCCGGCGAAGTCAAGGAATTGTTCAATGATTTGGTCGGACGCAACACCGCCGTTAAAGAAGTAATCCAAGACCCGGTTTCATTGTCCTTTTTCCAAGTTTATGACAAATTCACGTCAACCGTCGGCAATGAAAATCAATGGACGGATGCGACCTTTCAAAAGTTCAAGGCATTAAAGAAGCGATTGCAGACATTCGACCGCCTTTTGTCGTTTCACACCCTGACCGATGCGAAATTGCAAGAATTTGTCGCCGACTTGATGAAAAAGGGCTTGAAGAATACAACCATTGCTAAGAACCTTGCCTTTGTCCGTTGGTTTGTCAGGTGGGCGGCGGCACATGGTTATTATTCCGGCAATGTGCATGAAACATTCCGCCCCAAACTCAAAGGCACTGACGGCAACGCAAAGGAAATTATTTATTTGACACAAGAAGAAGTCCGAGCAATTTCCGACCTGACATTTACCGCCGACGAACAACACTTGGAACATACCCGCGACGTGTTCTTGTTCTGCTGTTATACGGGGTTGCGCTTCTCCGATGTCGCCAAGTTGAAGCGGTGTGATGTCAAAGACACTTACATTGACGTGGTAACGCAAAAGACCGTTGACGGGCTGAAAATAGAGTTGAACAAACATTCCCGCGCAATCCTTGACAAATACAAGGACGTGAAGTTTCGGAACGACCTTGCATTGCCCGTTCCGTGCAATGTGCGTATGAATCTTTATTTGAAAGACATCGCAAAGGCGGCGGGCATCGACACCCCGACCCGCATTGTGTATTTCAACGGCAACCAACGGCATGAAGAAGTATTTCCGAAATGGGCATTGATAACAACCCATGTCGCTCGGCGCACGTTTGTTGTCACCGCCTTGCAGCTTGGAATTGCCGCCGAAGTGATAATGCGATGGACGGGGCATTCAAAGTTTGAAGCGATGAAGCCTTACATTGCCATTGTAGATGAATTGAAGAAAGAATCAATGACCAAATTTAATAAAATATGATGGCGCACGTTATCAAAATGGGTGGTACACGATTCGGTACACGAATTTTGGACACGAATTTGAAACCCAATGACATTATCCGATGTCACATTTTAGTATAAATATAAATAAATAAGCGAGTTGGAATTTAACGACATTGCAGAGTTTCAGGCGTTAGGCTCTCGTTCTCTCCGCA